AATAGAATTACAAATTATTTTATTTTATTTTCAAAAAAATAAAATAAAATAAATACACCAAAATAAATACACCAAAATAAATACACCAAAATAAATACACCAAAATAAATACACCAAAATAAATACACCAAAATAAATACACCAAAATAAATCCCCCCAAAACAAAGGAGGGGGGGTATGGGGGAACCTAGGTTCCCCCACTAGAGTCTAATCCATGCAAAATTACCATTATTGGTTATTTTACAGACAACTGCGGATTGATATGCACTACCAAATTGGAAAAAACCACCACTTGTTTCGTAAGCAACATAACAGTTACCTAAGCTATCGGTTGTAATAGTTGGTGAGGTGTCATCTGATGTGGTATTAAATTTAGTATTTTGACGGATCCATATGACATCCATCGTCACGGTATTAACCTTCATAATAACTATATCATTTTGACCAGTATGGGTTTGACCAGGGATTGTACCCGTTGTCTGATAAGCAACATATAAATAACCAGAACGGTATGTCATATGAGGAGCTCTTTCATCTCCAGAAGTGTTAAAGACTGGACTTTGAATCAGTTTAATAACATTACCATTATGGTCAAATTTAACCATGATAATATCATAGCCACCGAAATTACTCAAATTAGTCGCATAACCACCAGAACTGGTGGAATAACATAAATAAAGATACCCTAGATTATCCACACAAATGGTCGGACTCTCATCAAATGTTGCAGTATTAAAAGTCTGGTTTTGTAAAACCCACAGATTACCATCGGCTTTAGTACTAATAGAACCAGTCGATGCATCCAGTTTAAAAATAACTATATCACTGTCACCCGCAATTGGTTGCTGATTGACACGACCATCACTTGAATAGACGACATAGACTTCATTATAGAGATTATCCACTTTAATAAAGGGATAACGCCCACCAAAAGTGGAGTTAAAATATTTACTTTGTCGTACCCATAAAGTTTCACCAGTGGGAGTCATTTTAAAAACGGCAATATCATATTGATCTTTAAGTGCCATACGATAACCTGACTCAATACGACCAGTGCTCTGGTATGCGACGTATAGATTTCCAAATTTGTCAACATCTGCTGATGGATATTCATCAGAACGGGTAGTGTTAAAACTCCGATTTTGTCTAGCCCACATGATATTACCATCTGAATCAACATGCAATACAACCAAATCATATGGGAATAATGATTGACCTGGTTCAATCTCTCCAGCGGTTTCATAAACCACATAGAAATAACTAATACCACCACTCTTGTAAGCAACAATAGTCGGGTTACGACTACTAACTTGATTAAAACTTGGATCCTTCTTTTCCCATATCGTTGTGCCTGCTAAATTCTTCTTGACAAAAACCATATCAAATTGATCCTCTGCTTTACCCTTATTCGTATAATATAAATAATAGAGACTCTCATCATCACTAGTAATCACAGGTCTCTTTTCAATACTTGTTAGTAATTTAGTAATCACAATATCATATGGTCCTAGCACAGGGACTCCCATATTAGTACCGTCTGTTGGATAGACAACAAAGATACTTCCTTGTGAATCAAGCCCAATCGCTGGATTGATATTTTCACCCCATGTATTGAGAGATGGTTGTTGTTGGACCCATTGTGTATAACCGTTGGTACTTAACTTAAAAACGACCACATCATGGTTCCATCCTGTAAAAGTTTGCCCTGATGTAATACCCGTCGTCGTATACGCAATATATGCACTTCCCGCGGAATCAACCGCGATTGACGGATAATCATCATATCGATCTGTATTGAAGGTCGGTTGTTGTTGAATCCATATGGTATTTCCATAAAAATCCAATTTAAAAACAACTATATCACTATCACCTGTATTAGTCTGACTAATCGCCGTTCCATCTGTGATGTAAACCACATAAGGATTGAGATTACGATCAACAGCAATCACTGGTGTTTCATTATAACCAGTGGTGTTAAAAGTCGCGTTCTGTTGAACCCATAAAGTATCACCATTTGAATCTAATTTAAAGACTATAATGTCATGGTTACCCGTATTGGTTTGACCTTGAACGGTTCCACCATAAGTCCAATAAGCGATATATGACGATCCGAAAATATCAGCCGCAATGGATGGTTGTGTGTCATCTTGGTCAGTATTAAAAGAAGGGTTCTGGCGAATCCATTGAAAGTTACCATCAAGATCTAATTTAAACACTACAATATCAGTACCACCTGAAGCTGTTTGATCAGGGGCCACCCCCTCAGTTCGATAGGCAACAAAAACTGCTAGTGACTGATCCGTGGCGATCACAGGATAAGTGTCATTACCAATGGTATTAAAGGACGGTTGCTGCCTAACCCATTGTATAACACCATCTGTGTTTAATTTAAGAACAGTTATATCATATGCTCCTGTCTGAACCTGCCCAGCCATAACACCTGGTGTTGGAAAAGTAATATAGACATTCGAGCTATTGTCTAGAGCTATATTAGGTTTCCATCCATATCCAGAAGTATTATATGACGGGTAGTTGATACTCCATTTAAGGATGTTATCCGTACTGAGTTTAGTTACAATTATATCATAACTACCTCCTTCGAAGGTTTGCCCTGATGAGTTCGCATTGGTCCAATAAGTTACATAAACATTCCCTGTTTTATCTATTGCTGTTGATAAGTAACAATCAGTAATATCAGTCATCAGAAATGAGAACAATTGATATATAGTTATACATAGATAACTATAAATATCCATCAATATCTATCAATATCTATCAATATCTTATCAATATCTATCAAAATTATATATGCACATTATATAACATATACACATACCAATATGTCAAGAGATTTATGGTATCTAGTTTTTACTGCTATTATCATCATAGCACTCCTTTGGTACATTTACAGACCAATCACTGAAGGGTTTGATCAACAATTTAGTTTAATTACTGAAGATATTAGTTACGGTAACCCTATTTCAACAAGTGGACGCCAAAATAGGTATATTAATATTAACCAGTTAAGCCACCCCACGATTATATATCAAGGACATGGTATTCCATTGTTACATGAAGACCATCCCACTGCTCCTATACCAGTCAAAGACCAGATGTTTTATTTCCAAGATTACAGTTGTCGTCCCGAATGTTGTCGATACAGTTCTAACTCATGTTCAAATGGATGTGTCTGTTGGAATGCGCCTCCACAAAAAGGAGTGGAACAAAACTCTGCTATTAGTCCACGTTCATAAATTCATTCAATTCAATTCAAATATATAAGATATAAGTATATCTTATATAAGTTGTCTAACTATGTACACGAAGGCTTACATTGATTGTATAGACTTGTTAATTTTATCGTATTATGATAAAATATTGTGTCTCAATAAAACAGGGGAATATATTATTGCGACGAAACAAAAATGTCGTAATATGAAGCAACTAATAACCAAATTGAAAACCGATGGGTGTATACACTTTAAGGACAATTGTGTCCTGTTAGTGAAACTAGATCAAGAAAGTATTAATTTACTCCACACATGGGGGCATGGTTTGGATCATAACCGAAAACAAATAACCTATAAGAATTCTCCTGTTTTTGCGATGAGCGGTGGGAATGAAAATGAAAATGAAAATGAAAATGAAAATGGAAAAATGTATTTAAATCCTAATATGAAAATGATTACCCTCGAATATCAACCACAACCCGTTTTTAAGAATACGGCTGAAAAACTTGAGGAGCAAGGTGTTATTGCCTATATTCCAAAAATGGACAAGGTCATCGATACCCTAATCTTGTTATGTGATCTAATGATTCCTGTGGTCACGACTGCCGCAGGAGTTGTTGCTATTATTGGAACCTTAGGTGGAGGCGGTGACATTATTGTAAAATCAGTTACAAGTACGGTTAATACGGGATTATTCGCTACTAAAATTGCCAGAGCCGCTATTGTGATGGCTGAAAATTCGTCTTATTTAGAACAACTATTAATGATTTCATTCAAAACTGACACCGAAGATCAAGACGACGACCAAGGACCATTACAGGTCAGAGCTGAGGCCATGGTTATCATTGAGCAAATGATCCGAGATGGTAATGAATCTCTTATTGATGAAATTACACGTATTCTCATGCGACTTCTAGATAGTGTGGTTACAGTGACAGGTCAATGGATTTCTACTTTTATTCCAGATGAAGCAGGAGTTATTGGGCATTTAATTAGAGGAATCGTTAATATTACCGCTAGAAAAGGTGCATCAGAAGCCTTTAATAAATGCACGTGGGCTTTTAATAAAATACCCAAACAATTTCGTAAATTCTTAAAGGATGGTGATGCTTTGAAAGTGTTTCTAAACGATGTCTTACAGTTTTTAAAAGAAGCCGTTAAACGAATACGTGAAGGTGGACCCACAAATGATGAAATGACACTATCAGCAACTTTTGGCCGTATTCATGATAAAATTTTGACACAAGTAGTGCCTGGTTTACAAGTAACTGAAAAAATCTCATTACAATTAGGGATTGACAAAATACTAACCAAGTTAATAGATGAACAGTTTGCACCCAACATTGATAATGCTGTTGCGGTTGTTATGCAAGTTGTACCATTAACTTTTGTCATTTTAGTTTTTGCACAAATTAGTGCTGACCCGACCACATTAGACCCAATTCGAAACAAAATTAAACAAGAATCAACACAACAACCACAAACAAGAACTTATGTACAACCACAACCCGTACAGCCACAACCAAGAATGTATGTACAACCACAAACCGTACAACCACAACCAAGAATGTATGTACAACCACAACCCGTACAGCCACAACCAAGAATGTATGTACAACCACAAACCGTACAACCACAACCAAGAATGTACATTCAACCCGCACAACCACAACCCATACAACGAACATATAGAAATCAATATGGAGGAAATAATCATGAATCAAACAGGGAAAAAAACCACGATCGAATGAATTATTGTTTAAGCCAGTATATCAATTATCTATTGACAATCAAATAGGTTGGTGAGAGTTCTATTATGGAAAATATTTTTTATGTATAGTATATATTTTGTATGGATCGTTTAGCTTATCAGAATATGATTTCAAAAAGCCGAAATACGATGAACCAGTATTCTCAACCCGTTGGTCAAATAACCTCAAAATCAAAAATTAATGATAGAATCAATAATTATTATTTGGAAAAACAATCTAAGAATTCAAATGATTACGATGTTTTTATCAACGCTTTGAACTCTAACATCGTTGAAGACCAGTACCGAACTAATGTTAATAATGATGAACTACAATTTGAACAACCGTTAGAAACCAACATACAACGGGTCTATCATCCAACATTAATGACAGAACAAGAAAAAAATATGAATATCACAGATAGATGTGGTTTAGGAACACGAAATAGACAAATAAACGCTATAGCAAAGAATAAGAATAGTCCTTATCCTACAATCAATGCACCGCCTAATTCTAGTATGACACTAACACCCATGCCCAAGTTAAATTACCCTCATGGTTATGATCAAATGTCACCTCTCTCTATGGATATGACTAGTCATATCGCAGATCAATTTAGTGGTTTAACCAACCACAGTATGGATCAACAGATTACCAGTTTGAACCAATCATTAATTATCAATCAACAGTCCACACAATTAAACAAAATACAACAGAATCAATCAAGACACCAAATCGACCTTGACTTTATGAGACCTATTTCATCTAACCAAAGACCTAATTCGACATCAACCTCAATTCAACCACCTCAAACACCAACTCAGACACCTTTTCTCTTCCAACGGCAACCGCAACCACAAGCACAACTAAAACCACAACTACAACCACAACAACTACAACCACAACCACTAAAACCACAACAACTACAACCACAACAACTACAACCACAACCACTACAACCACAACTAAAACCACAACTAAAACCACAACCACTAAAACCACAGCTAAAACCACAATCACCACGGTCGCAACCGCAACAACCGCAACAACCGCAACAACCGCAACAACCACAACAACCGCAACAACAGGCGCAGAAATCAGTCAAGAAAGTAAAAACTACAAAAAAGACTAAAATTATGAAATCACAGTAATTTCTGAAGAGAATGTTGGTAAAATAAGAAGAAATCACCTCGATTATCAAAAATGTAAAAATATTGAGGACTAACAATACGGTTCTCTAATTCGCGCAAAACTAGTGCTTTGGCTTGTTTTTCAACATATATAAACAGATACTTAGCTTGTTCTGGATATGGATCCCCAAAGAGTGAATTGGGTTTTAATTGGTGACTGTTTATATATTTCATATTTTGTATAATATGTGTGACATTAATCGATTTATTCTCAGTTACCCCATAGGTGATTTTCTGACAGGTATGCTTAGTTGTACCGACTCCAATACAATTCACATCAGTTAAAGAACTAATCTGATTACTTGGATCACCCCAACCACTTTTGATGAAAATAACTTCATATGGTAGAAGATCACGACCCAATATACTTTTCGCTAAGCGAATATCGTTCTTATGACACATTGCATCTGACTTCCTATAATCAATCCCGTGATATTCAGGAACTAAACAATCAATGTTCCAACCTTTAGATAAAATCAGTTGACTTAGAGCTATTTCCTGTTGATTAATACATTCATCACGAGTAGAACACGTTTTAAAAAAGTTATTCTCAAGTAGAAAATTAACACCTTCATAATCCATCATAAACATATACGTTTGAACATGAGGAGTAATATAACCGTTAATAACCGAACCAACTAGTTTAACTTGATCCGTTAAGAGGTCAAGATAAGGTGTATACCAGTAGAGATGAGTGGTAACATATGGGGGTAAAAATGGTCCACGAACGGTACAATTTAAGAAAATATAGAAATTTTTCGGTTTAATCATATTTTTTTTTTTCAAGGATATTAAACCTGTATAATACCCTTGAAAATCAAAACCTGTATTTTCACGACGTATTACTGTAATATTTTCTCTTACTGGAAAGTCTACCGTACAAGACCCATTGACAATAAAAATATAATTGACATGTGAGAGATAACCTTTTTTCAGAAAATAGATTAAATTCATTTTATAATCTGGGTTTCCTTCGTAATATGAATAAATGACATGTAAATTAATATTCATCGAGAATATTATATTAAGTATACAGGAAATTTATCATTTATATATATATTAATGATAATTGCTATCTGTTTTCATTTGGGCTATATTCACAGATTTAATGAATTTACACCATTCATTGATAATACTATACAATATTGTCCCAATACGGATATATATATTACTTATCGTGAGGATACAGACCCAACTGATATATGTCGGAAAAAATATCCAAATGTTCACATGTTAAAAGCCGTTAGAGGCGCTGACACAGGAGCATTTTTATTACAAATTAAACAGTTATTAATGTCTGATAAACAATATGATTATGTGCTTAAACTTCAAACTAAAAGTAATAATACTGAATGTCCAACATGGATGTATGAGTTAACTGAAGAAATAGCTGGCTCTGTTCAGAAAATCAGCCGCATCTTTCAACTGTTTTATGATTATGAAGACATTGGTATGATTTCCTGCCGTAAATGGCTAGTCAAAAGAAAGATGTCAACCGATGCAAACTATAACATCATGAAAGATATTTGTAAACGGATTAAAATATCACCCGATTGCAGTCTTTTTGTGGGGGGAACGATCTTCTGGATTCGTATGGATGTACTGCGCCGTGCATTTCAAGGAATCAACCTTGATGATGAATATCACAAATGTGAGGTAGGTAAACCAAATGAACCATCTTATACACACAGTTGGGAACGGATTTTTGGACAAATAGTGACCCATCACGGTTATAAAATATTAGGGATCTAAGAAATCATTGAAATTATATAAGAATATTTATTTTGTATTAAGTAAATGGAGAATTTAGCCTTAATATCAGGACAAGGGGGGCAAGACGGCAGTTACTTAGCTGAATTACTCTTAGATAAGGGATATTATGTATGTGGTATTATTCGGCGTACTAGTTTGATTAATACTAAACGTGTTGATCACTTGTATAAAAATCCTAATTTTCATATGGTATATGGTGATGTGACAGACCTTGCGAATATTACAAATATTATCAAAAATATGATTGAACAGCACCCCGATTATCAAAAATTTGAGATTTATAACTTAGCCGCTCAATCACATGTTAAAGTATCATTTGAAGAACCAATATATACGGCCAATGTTGATGCTCTGGGGACTCTTAACTTATTAGAGGCGATTCGCATCTTAGGACTTGAAAAAAAAGTCCGCTTTTATCAAGCTTCAACTAGTGAACTGTATGGTAAAGTTCACGAGATTCCACAAAACGAAAATACTCCATTTCATCCGAGAAGCCCCTATGGTGTCGCCAAATTATATGGTTTTTGGATTGTTAAGAATTATCGTGAATCTTATGGTATTCACGCCAGCAACGGTCTTTTATTTAATCACGAAAGTGCGCGTAGGGGAGAGACGTTCCTTACAAGGAAAGTAACTATCGGAATTGGTAAAATTATGCGTGGAGAAGAAGAATTTATTTATTTAGGTAATCTAGATGCCCAACGTGATTGGGGACATGCGAAGGATTTTGTCGAGGGTATGTGGTTAATGTTACAACAAGAAACACCAGATGATTACGTTTTAGCCACAGGTAAGTGTCGCAGTGTGCGGGAGTTCGTGGAGAAATCCTTCCAAACATTAGGAAAGACTATAAAATGGAGAGGAAGGGGGATTGACGAGGAAGGATTTGATTCTGAAACGGGTAAAGTTTATGTGAAAGTATCTAGTAAATACTTCAGACCATCTGAAGTTGATTTATTGTTAGGTGATGCTTCCAAAGCAAAGAACGTTTTGGGATGGGAACCAAAAATAACATTTGAACAACTAGTCAAGGAAATGGTTGAAAATGATTTAAAAACTTCAAATTTAAACATTTAGAAATTTCAATATTAGATATATTAGATATATTAGTAATTACGTCAATGGATTTATCTAACATGAATCCATTAACACAACAAATTGAAGATGTCATCATCCAAAACGGTATTGGATGGAGCTTAGAATTTTACCCACCTAAAACCACTGAATCACTACTAAAACTAAAACAAACCATTAACCAGATATATAACGCGGTTTCACAACCACCGATAATGATTGACATCACGTATTCTGCTGGTAGCACAACCAATACAAACAACACAACCAACGCAAACGCAAACGCGGTATATCTAAATGAAATAGAAAAAACATTATCCTTATGTGAGTGGGTTCAAACTCAGTTGAAAGTCCAAAGTTGCCCACATATGACCATTAGAGGAACAACACGCGAAAATCTATGTTTTTATATTGATCAAATCAAACATAGAGGAATTAAGGCCATTATGGCTTTACGCGGAGATAATCATATTAATAATATGGATCCAGAACTAGTCTATGCTGCGGATTTGGTGAAGCTCATTCATCAAAGAGTTCAACCACCCTTGAATATCTTAGTCGCGTCTTATCCAGAAGGACACCCTGAATGTCACGGTCATCTTGAACAAGATATAGCACACTTACAACACAAAATCGCTAACGGTGCTAGCGTCACCATTACACAATTCTTCTTAGATTCAAAGATTTACCTAGATTTTCGCAAGAAATTACCCTCTTCACTTAGAGTTATCCCAGGTATTATTCTACTCTCATCTATTAGTGGATTACATAGGATGATTCAGTTAACAGGAGGGAGTATTACAATACCTCAATCAGTCAATGATGAATTAGCACTGATTGAACAAGAACAAGACACCGACCCCAATCAAGACCGTATGCGTGAATGGGGACTGCGTTTCGCATGCCGTTTATGTCAAGAACTATATGAGGAAGGTGAGCGGTTTTTCCATATTTATACACTCAATGCAAATGAAACAGTATGTCGATTAATAGCATTTATCAATCAATTACCAAAATCTAATATCTAATATCTAATTATTTCTTTGTCTTAAGTTTACGAATAACTTTCTTCTGTTGTAACAATGTTTTCTGTAAATTCTGCATTTGCTGTTGCATTTGCTCAATCGCTGTGTTTTGAGTATAATTAGGAATCTGTTGTGGTTGCTGATACACAGGCATTTGTTGTTGTGGTTGATACATCGGTGTCTGTGGTTGGTGGTGGTATACTGGCATTTGCTGCTGGTGTTGTTGTGGGTGTTGCGGGTGTTGCTGGTGTTGCTGGTGTTGCGGGTGTTGTTGGTACATCGGCATCTGTGGGTGTTGCTGATACATAGGAGTTTGTTGTGTAGCCGTTGGAATTTTCATAAAAAAATCCTGCCTAGCTCCATTTGGAGCTTGTTGGTCTATATTTGAGCTTCGTGGATATTCTAATACTGGTAGACTATTATGGCACGGGACTGGGACGGAAAATTGTCTTGGTGCAAACTGTTGTCTCGATTGTTGTAATTGGGGCTGTTGCTGGGGCTGTTGCATCTGAGGTATCATTTGTTGGGGAGGGGGCATCTGATTTCCATATTTGATCTCATTGACTAGACCATTTCTCTCTTGTAGTTTACGGTTATAGGCATCACTCATACCTTGCTGAGTAATCTTCTCAGGAAGAGGGTCCTTATTACGAACACCATCGGGCAACTGTTGGGGATTCGCTGGTGCTGGGTGGCAATTGATGTTAATACTATTATAATCATTCAGTTTATTCTTAATTTTCTTATGATAATCGGGCTCCAATGTACTAACATTGGTGATGTCTGGTTTACTTGCCATCTGTTTAACAATATCACTATCAAATTGACTTGGTACCTTATGACCAAACCCTTCTGTAAGACTACAAAAACCAAGGTGATCCGTTTGTTTAACTTTAAATTGATCATCAATTTCAGTATACGGTTGTAAACCAGAAGTCAACGAAATCGGTTCCTCATATACTTGGACATCTTTAGTATCTGGCCCACCATTGACGTGCTCGTATAGGCGTTGGAATGCATTATTATTGAATTCTTTAGCATTAAAGATTGGCCTAATATTAGCTAATTCACTCTCAATTGATTTCTGTTCTGAGAGTAACTGTTCCTTTGTACGGTTCTCACGGTAGTCTGCTTCCGCTTTAGATATTAAACAGTTATTATCTTCTGTAGTTTCTTGAGTAAACTTGCGATTGAACAGATTCATGTCGAATTTTTGATTGGGATTATTTGTGCCCAAGAATTCTTGAGGGGTCGGCATTTTAACCGAAGTTTGAAAATTTTGAGCCGATTCCTTCATATCTGCATAAGTAGATGAGTTCTGACGCTGGATGGGAACCCCTTTCTTGATACTATCAGCAATCATCTTAAAAGCTAATTTAACAATCTTGAATGTCTCTGGATTACCACCCTTATCAGGATGATGTTTAGTGGCTAATTGACGATATGACTCTTTAACCGCATCTAATGAAGCATCTGGTGACAGACCTAGAATTTGATAAGGATTAATATCAACCATGATAATATATTATCTAAATTGTTTAATTTTTTATATTCTAAACGATTTAAACATGAAACTATTTTCTGCTTAGATTGTATAAATTAATTTATGAACCTTAATGTCCCGATTGAATATCAGATTGAGAAACATAAACATTCGACCAAGTTCACTATACACAATTACAGTCGAGAAACCGCTATTAATTCATTCAATCAAACCGTCATTGAAGGATCTATTAAAGATGCCAACTGTTGGGGAGCCGAATTATTAGCATCAGGATTTCATGAATTATTATGGGAAACCATGTTATCATTTTATTTTGAATATATTAACTACAATTGTCCACAATTGATTGACTACATCAATCAACAGTATTTATTATATTTAGAAATTAAAACATCATACACTGGTAATCTAACAAGCTTATGTAATAATCAAGAACTACGTAACCATATATCAGAAATTATCAGTATTTTATGCCTAACTGAGAAACAATCGTTTCATATTTTAAAGAAACCTAAACCGTACCAAATCAATCCAACACTACTCGAAAAGGCTAATTACTTCATTCGCATCTTCGCCAAAAATATTTCAATAGATTCAATACTATATCATAAATTTTCTAAATTCATTATTAACTACTTTAACCATCGGGTTGATAATTGCCTACACTATTTAGATTGGTTCGTTAAAGATACTGAATATCTCATCGACATTTCAGTCGATTTTAAGATCCCACGAATTTTAAACAAAAAAAGCATCCTTCTGATTTTTAAGTTCTTAATTCTACAGATTAGAATGCAAATCAAAATAAACCAGAAACCGCTTGTCACTGAATTAACAGACTTACTTGATACGGTTATTTCTCTATATATTATTTTCTATAAGAAAAATAACTATCAAACCTGTACTTACATTATGCTATACATCTTACTCTTATCACGGTGTTTTGATTCGTTTGAAGATTCCAAAAAAATCGATCCCTATGAACCACAAATCATCAAACAATGTCTAGGGATAAATTTCTTATATAAACAATTACAGGAAACCAAAGAACACACTGTCACTTTAAAAGGAAATGAGAAGACTGAGAAAAACATGAAAAATGGGGGAAATGTAATGATGGTAAATGGAAAGAACGTGGGAAATGGAAAGACCAAAAAAGATAAAAGGAATATGGAGTTCTTCAGGAACCCTAGAAATATAGCGTATTTGATGTTGATTAATGATTCAAGTTTATTAATGAATAAAAAAATTAACACACACACAGACAAAGATGCAGAAGTAGATAAGGAAGGCGACGACGAAGACCAAGACCAAGACCAAGACCAAGACGACGACAACGACGAAGAAGACGACGAAGAAGACGACGAAGACGAAGACGAAGACGAAGACGACGAAGACCAAGACGACGACAACGACGAAGAAGGCGAAGCAGACGAAGAAGGCGACGATGAAGAAGACGAAGAAGACGACGATGAAGACGACGAAGAAGACGACGAAGAAGACGACGAAGAAGACGACGAAGAAGACGACGAAGAAGAAGAAGAAGAAGGCGAAGACTATGAAGACGATGAAAAAGAAGTAGATGAAGATGAAGAAATGAGTAATCGTAATATAATTATCAAATTATGTGATTAATAACGATATAAAGAATTACTGATTTATACTTTATAAAAATGTTCACGTTTAAATGGAGTGGTGATAAGAATGAATTTGCTGGCCCGATTAGGTGTACTGGTTGTAAACTATCCAATTGTAAAGATTGTACAAGAGGACCACAAAAAGGACCACAAAAAGGACAACCAAGAGGACACACTAACATATCTGGTAGACCAGTGGTTATTACGTCTATAAACGTAGGTATTCGACCTGAGGGAATGGGGGGTATTAAGTCATAAAGGTAGATATTTTACTTTTATGAAAATTCTATATAAGATAGGCATCAAAAATCGTGTGATTATTTTATTTATAATTTTTGGAAATTATAAATAAAATAATAAATAAAATAATAAAATAATAAATGGGGGTGCTTAGTGCTTAGTTTTCAGTTTCAATTTGTGTTGAACGTGTTCTTTCTTAATGGGTTCTGATGCAGTACTAGGTGTTTGAAGACCAGAACACTCACTCAGGATAGCATTAATCTGTGATGCTTGAGTCGCTGTTCCTGTCTCAGGTTCAGCTGTGGTTTTGCTTCCAGATAAAGCAATTTGCCGACCATAAACCTTATTGATTAACGGTTTCAAATAATACTCAACAGATTGCTTACAATCACCCATTTCATCCTTACTACGCTCCAGCGGCTCCCCTGTATTAGGATCACTGGCATTAAGCCAGTCCATTGTATTTAAGATTAGTTGGTTAACATAACTCCTCTCATCAACTGTCAAAGCATCTTGATATTCTGTATCATTGATGGTGGTCTGAGATGTTCTTAGATATTTCTCAAAACCATTACGATACTCAACCATCTCCTTTCTCAGTTCATCAACTCCACGGTACTTATCAGCATCTTCAACCATTTGCTGAATTTCTTCCTCACTAAGGCGACCACTCTCCTTAGTAATAGTCACCGTTTGTGTGACTTGACTAGCTTTTTCGAAAGCCGTGACGCTTAATATGCCATTCGCATCCATTTTGAATGTCACTTCAATCTTAGGCACACCACGAATAGATTTAGGAATATCCCCCAATTCAAAGGTTCCTAGACGATGATTATCCTTTGTAAACTTGCGTTCACCTTCATAGACCTGAATCATGACCACTTGCTGATTATCTTCAACCGTTGAAAACATTGAAGACTTTTCACACGGAATCGTTGAGTTTCTGGGAATAATATTGGCCATAATACCACCACTAGTTTCAATACCCAGAGATAATGGTATGACATCCACTAATAACAAATCTTTAGTCATACCACTAGTATCTGTTTTAGAAAGAATCGCTCCTTGAATCGCCGCACCAGCTGCAACAGCTTCATCTGGATTGACTCCTTTATTGAGTGACTTACCACCAAAGAACTGAGACAAGATCTCCTGTACTTTGGGAATCCGTGTTGCTCCCCCCACCAAAACGACTTCATCAACATCCTTCTTATCTATTTCAGCATCAATCAAAACCTTCTTAATTGGTTCCAAACAACTCTCAAACAAATCATTGCAAATTGCTTCAAATGTGGCTCTGGTCACTTGACAATGAAAATCAATACCATCATATAGTGATTCTATCTCAACACGGCACGTCTGCAACTGAGATAAGCGATTCTTAGTCGCTTCAGCAACACTCTTTAATTTTCGCATGGCACGAGTGTGATCATCGGGAATCTTTACCTTATGCTGTTTTTCAAAAACAGTTCTTAAATGAGCTGCTAAACGGTTATCAAAATCTTCTCCTCCTAGATGAGTATCACCGCTAGTGGCCTTGACCTCAAAGATACCGTTATTTAACTCAAGTAAAGAAACATCAAAAGTCCCTCCCCCAAGGTCAAAAATTAGTACATTACTAGACCCTTTATTATGTAAACCATAACATAAACAAGCTGCTGTCGGTTCATTAATAATTCGTTGACAATCAAGACCTGCAATTGTCGCCGCATTCTTAGTAGCTGTTCGTTGAGCATCATTAAAATACGCTGGAACCGTAATCACTGCTTTGGATACTTTCTTCCCAAGATATTCCTCAGCAATAAGTTTCATTTTTGACAACACAACCGCCGATATTTCCTCTGGTTTAAAGATTTTAACGGTTCCATCCTCACATGGAACCTCTATGACTGGGCGATCATGTGAATCAGGTTTGATCGCAAAAGCATAATGAGAGAGATCATCTTGAAGTATAGGATCCATAAACTGTTTGCCAATAAATCTTTTAATATCATATAACGTTCGTTGAGTATTACTATTTGCTTGCTGTTTAGCCATCTCACCAACAATTCTTTCTTCACCCACATAAGCGACCCATGAGGGGGTCGTACGATTACCTAAATCATTAGGAATGATAGTCACATGATCATTCTCCCACACACCAACACATGAAAATGTTGTCCCTAAATCTATGCCAATACAGCCTTCAAAGTGTGACATCTTATCTAATCAACTATTATAATCTATCTGTATAAACTTTATATTATTTTTTAACGCAACCACAACAATTGAAATAACCAAAAAATTGATTTAACTATTACGAAATATATTGTAGAAGTATTATATACATGTCAGATATGTCAAAGCAATCAAAGTTTAATTGGGATAACGATACATGGACCACCTTAGATAATTATTTTAACCAAGATAAGATACTGGTTCAACACCAAATTGATTCCTTTAATAATATGGTTGACTTTATCATCCCTCAAATTATTGAAAAAAATAATCCCATCATCATCGGAGATGGGTTTGATGGGACTAAATTTCAACGTAAGATAACCATCAATTTTGGACAAACGTATTTGAGCAAACCACTAATCCATGAAAACACAGATATTATTAAACCGTTGTATCCAAATGAAGCAAGATTACGCGGTTTGACATATGCGGCACCGATGTTTATTGATATGGAATACTCCATTGTCAATGGCTCTGATAAGGAGCCCGAAACCAAAATAATTCCAAAGATTCCCTTTATGAAACTACCCATTATGCTACATTCTAAATATTGTCACTTATCAGGTAACAATGAAAACAGTTTGACTGAACTAGGAGAATGTGAATATGACCAAGGTGGTTACTTCGTTGTCAACGGTGGTGAAAAAGTCATCATCTCACAAGAAAGGGTGGCCGAAAATCAAGTCTATGTCTTTTCTAAATCTCAATCCAAAACAGCCGCCCTTAAATATACTCACATCGCTGAAATCAAGACCTCATTAGACCAGCGGTTCTATCCCGTCAGAGATAATAAGGTCATGTTGACTAAAGAACCATCGACCAGAACCCGCCAACAAACCACTAAAAGTGGTGGTGTTTATGGGCGGACAATCCGTGTCAAGATTCCATGGATGAGGGAAGAAATACCCCTGTTCATTATGTTCCGAGCACTGGGTATCATTACTGAAAAAGAGATGCTTGAAATGATTATGCCCGACCACGATACCATCGGAACCAATTATGTCAACTTTTTAATCCCTTCAATTGATGAGGCACGTCTTGCCAACATTGAAAAAGAAGGCAAGGTAATATTGGAGAATATTACCACACAAACCGACGCCTTAGAATACTTATCAGAGAAACTTAACATTAAGTTTAATGATGCCTTCAAAAAAGAAGGTAAACAAAGCCAACTGAAATATGTCAGGGATGTTCTTGGACGAGAACTATTCCCCCACATTGGACAAATGATCCCAAGCATCGGGCAAACGTTCAGGAAAAAAGCCTTCTTCCTTGGATATATGACACGTAAACTCATTGATTGTTATTTCGGAGTACGTCCATATGATGACCGTGATCATTACTCAAATAAAAGGGTCGATGTGGCTGGACCACTGATCACAAAACTGTTCAGAACACACTTTATCAAGCTAATTTCGGACCTCAAACAAGGAATTCTGGCTCAAATCAATGATACATCGAAGATTCCACAAACTATCCGCAAAATCATCCAAGGGTGTAATATTGATTCCAAGATTAAATACGGATTATCCACTGGAAACTGGGCTACTCAAAAAACAGCCATGTCATCTAGTAGTAAAGGTATTGCTCAAGTGCTGAATCGGTTATCATTCTCAGGGGCATTATCACATACCCGCCGTATTCAATCCCCATTGGAAAAATCAGGTAGTAAAATCGTTCCCCCTAGGCGTCTCCATGGAACACATTTCGGAATGTGTTGCCCCAATGAGACACCAGAAGGACAACAAATTGGTGTTGTCAAGAATTTATCCATGCAAACTCATGTCACAATTCAAACCAGTGATTACCCCATCCGAATTATTCTCAACAAGTTGGGTGTACGGGATTTAATTGATGTTGTTGCTCGTGAGGTTGAATTCTGTACCAAGATTTTTGTCAATGGTGAATGGTACGGTACCATCCATGACGACGAAACCGAAAAACTATATAAGAGATTAAAAATCCTCAAACGCCATGGAATCATTGTACCATACATTTCAATCGCATGGTTTATTGACTGGAAAGAAATTAGAATCCAAACCGATAGTGGTAGATATTCACGACCTGTATATGTCGTGGAAGATGATAAAGATGATAACGGTCATTATATGTCAAGGCTCCTGATTGAGGACATATATCTCCACGATGAGGAGTTTAGGGCTCAATTCAAAGCAGGTAACATTAAATGGCAACAACTCTTATACGGTTTCCGTAAAGAAGATGCCAAGAGCGCCACATTGTTTAACGGTGGGCTAGTGGAATATCTAGATACCAATGAAACGGAAAACTCCATGATTGCTATGACATATGCTGATATGTTAGCCAATAAAGATACAAACCAGTCTTTTGTACGGTATACTCATTGTGAAATCCACCCAATGATGATGATGGGAGTCGTGGCATGTACGATTCCGTTCTCTGACCACAATCAGTCCCCTAGAAATTGCTACCAGTGTTTGTGGAAAGAGGAAGAAGTAGTTATGTCCGATGGTTCTCTGAAGAAAATAGGTGATATTAAAGTTGGTGAATATGTCATCACAGTGGATCCTGATACCTTAGAACAATACCCATCGAAGGTGATCAACCAATATGTCAAACCGACTGAGAAAAAGATCGTTAAGGTAACTACACTATCTGGACGTACTGTTGTGTGTACTGATGACCATCCTATATTAACGTGTAACGGTTGGAAACCAGCTGCGACATTAACTGATAAGGACCTCATCTGTGTTTCCATTCCATTATCTCATCCAGTTGATAGTTATAATATGATCATTTCTGAATACACAAAATATGGTCAAACAATGTGTAATCACCATAATTATAATCATATGTCAATTTCAGAATGGTGTGAAGTTGTTAAGACCGCTGATAAATCGATATTCGTCCCGATCATGACAATTGAACCGCATGATAATGTGGAAATCGCTGATATTACAGTTGAGTCAGAAACACACAGTTTTATCACAGGACAAAATATATGTGTCCATAACTCAAGTATGGCCAAGCAGTCGATTGGATACTATGTCACCAATTACAATTCAAGAATGGATACCATGGCACACGTTCTCGTCTATGGTCATCGCCCACTGGTGTCAACACGTGCTGCTAAATACGTAATTGTTGATAAACTACCACATGGCGCAACATCGATGCTATTGTATGCGTGTTATACGGGGTGAACTTGTTTATGCCCCCAAATGTCACAATAAAAGTTGTGGCAAGTCCGAACATATCGGGCAAAACCCTCAAATTGCGGGAAAATCTCTTGGGGGAACCTAGGTTCCCCCATAGCCCCCTCCTCTGGATGGGCTAAAATGCATAGATTACCAAGTGATAAAACGAAAGTTTATCATGGCATTGGGGAAACTCAATGGTAGGGTAAAAATATCAATGCAGAGACAATCCGCAGCTAAGCACCTAAACTACCCACTAAAAGGAAGGGGGTATGGGGGAACCTAGGTTCCCCCAAGCATGGTGAAAGTTCAACGACTTAACGGGGGTTGGCTCGTTAATAATACGAGCTTAAGATAAAGTCTATACCTAGTAGCGATACTAATTGGCACTAGTCTAACTAATTATATGTCACTGTGTGTGGTTTAGTTAGCCGAATGTCAATATCCGATTTCTCATGAGGAAATGCTTGAGGATTCCGAACAAATGTTCAGCGGATGGTACATTAGATAATCAAGAGGACTCTATCATTGTCAATAAAGATGCGGTGGAACGTGGATTTTTCAACACCATCTTCTATCGCACTTATACTGATAAAGCACAAAAACACCGTTCTATTACAACGGCAACGGAAAAATTCGCAAAACCAGAGAAAAAATCAACACGTGATGTTAAATTAATGGAATATGATGCCATTAATGACCAAGGAGAACCCATTGTTGGTAAAGTTGTTAAGGGTGGTGATGTCATCATCGGTAAAGTCATTGAAATGAAGGAATCAGACCATCAAGGTTTTACCTACAAGGATGTCAGTACCACAACTCGCAGTAACGAATCAGGAACTATTGATAAAGTTATTCCTGATAATAAAATTATTGCCACTAACGGTGATGGTGATTCAATCATCAAAGCACGAGTCAGCTCTCTCAGAAAACCTGAAATTGGTGATAAATTTGCCAGCAGATATTCGCAAAAAGGTACCACTGGAATCCTGTATCGTGCAGTTGATTTACCATTCACCAGTGAAGGACTAGTTCCCGATATGATTATGAACCCTCACGGTATCCCTTCACGTATGACTGTCGGCAAACTATTAGAAACATTACTCGGTAAAATTGCCGTTAATACTGGACAAATACAAGATGCGACACCATTCACGGCATATGACTTCAAATCATTCCGTGAATCACTCAAAGCATACGGAATGGATGAACTCGGTAATGAAGTGATGTATAATGGACAAACTGGACAAATGTTCGACACGGTCTTCTTCTACGGACCCACTTATTACCAACGACTCAAACATATGGTGTTAGACAAGATACATAGTAGAGAGAGTGGCCCCGTACAACTACTCACAAGACAACCCGCGGAAGGGCGGTCACGAGATGGAGGACTGCGTTTGGGTGAAATGGAGCGTGATTGCTTCATCGCACACGGTATTCCCAAGTTCTTGAAAGAAAGGATGATGGACTCTTCTGACCTATTCAAAGCATATGTCAGTAAAAAAGAAGAAGCAATGATTGTTGGTAACTCAGAACAACACCTGTATAAATTTAATGGACAGTCAATTAAGGATGACGAAATCCAACAGATTCAATTACCTTATGCGATGAAACTATTATTACAAGAACTTGAAAGTATGGGATTGGATATTAGGATGCATATTGAATAAATGAAAATTAAAATGAAGGATAGATAAAATTACTTTGGTTGTGAAAAATTGATTTGATAAATTCTGATTTATCAAATCAAATAAAACCTTATAATCTAATCAAATGACAAGTCTTGAAGATGATATGAAAAAATTACAATTACAGACAGGTACTAAGACAAAACTATGCGTCGTATGTGGAGTTGAATCTATTTATGCTCCTCCTGGATCAATCACACCATTATATTGTCAAAAACATAAAACACCTGATTGTGTTGATGTCAAGCATAAGAATTGTACGCACACTGGATGTTCAAAACGTAAAACATTTGGATTTGTCGGGGAGAGTCCCTTATATTGTAATCAACATAAGGAGGCAGGAATGGTCAATCTTAACAATAAAAAGTGCTCTGAATGTGGGAAGATGCCATATTTTGCCCTTCCAGGTACTAAAGGTGCAACACATTGTTCTGATCATAAGAAACCAGAGATGGTTGATGTCGTCCATAAGAAATGTCAAATGTGTCCTGTGGGACCATCATATGGGTATAAAGGTGATAAGCCCACTCATTGTGCGAGTCATCGTCTACCTGATATGATTGATCTGAAACACCCAGAAAGAGCAAAAAAATAAACATCAGAATGATAATTTAGTGATACTTTACTTTGAGATGGGGAAATTGAATTGATATTTTTGAATTTATGGATTCAAAATCATAAATAAAATGGAATCAATAGATAATGATGTTAAAAAACAACGGATGTGTCGTCTGTGGGAACTAATTCATTATTGCTCCTCCTGGAGCAATAACACCTATTTATTGTCATAAACATAAGACACATGATTGTATTGATGTCAAACTTTCGGATTTACAGGGACAGGTTCTAACCTTCTTGTTGTTCTTCATTAAAGTATAATTTGATTACTTCTATTAACTCCATATTTTCATTATTTTCAATACGATTAATTTGTTTCTTAATCTCATCTAATAGGACAGGTAATCTGACATCTAATTTTTGATTATATCTTTTTCCTTTGAGGATATACGCATCTGGGTTGAATCGAATAAAAATCCATTTACCACTAAACACCATATATAAATCATCATATCTATCATTTTCATCATTAGGATTGTAACCTTTATGTTGTCGTTCATCAACTTCTACTGCTAACAGAGTATTACCGATTAACATTCTAAAGTCTATTCTCCTCCGATGATCACATTGGCAATGACCAGTATGTATTGGTGTATCATGGATAAATTCATTCATCTCTTGATATAAATAGTTCCTTACCATAGTCTCACTTGATTTTATTCTTATAACTGATGATCTCTTATCTGTTGGGAACAACTGTTTAAAACAGGTGGCACAGTACCCATCATATTTTTTACACCCAGACCTACTATCAATCCAGTCTATACAATGGGGACATCGTGGACCTCCACCATGGGTAATACAGTAGTCTGTTTTACCTTGTGCTGAAGCCTTACAATTGGGTTCAATACATCTAGAACCTCCTCCATGAGCAACACAGTAGCAAGATTTACCTCTTGCTGATTTATCACAGTCTGGATGCTGACATCTAGCACCTCCTCCATGGCTCTTACAGTAATCAGTCTTATCTTCTGCTGACTTATCACAATCGATTTCATGACATCTAGCACCTCCTCCATGAGCCTTACAGTAAATGTACCCACTTCTTGCTGATTTATCACAGTCTGAATGCTGACATCTAGTACCTCCTCCATGGGAGATACAATAATCATACCCACCTCTTGCTGACTTAGTACAATTGGGTTCGTTGCATCTAATACCTCCTCCATGGGCCTTACAGTAATCAGTATTACCTTGTGCTGATTTATCACAGTCTTGATGCTGACATCTAACACCACCTCCATGAGTGATACAGTAATTACTCTTACCTTGTGCGGATTTATCGCATTCTGGATGTTGACATCTAGCACCTCCTCCATGAGCCTTACAGTAATCAGTCTTACCTTCTGCTGATTTAGTACAATTAGGTTCATGACATCTAGCACCTCCTCCATGGGTCTTACAGTAATCAGTCTTACCTTGTGATGATTTATCACAGTCTTGATGCTGACATCTAACACCACCTCCGTGGGTGACACAGTAATTGTACCCACTTCTTGCTCCTGATTTACAACCATCAGTCTGGCATTTCATTTTTATAAGTAATTTATTTTAGAAAAAATAAATCAACTTTTTATTCTTAAGCTTTTGACTTTAAATGGGTTACTCACACGTGATAGGATACGTGGAACTCAAAACCGACTGTCCTGTTGCTGAGAAATCTCCAGAACCAGGGGGGGGTCCATTATAGATGTTAAGATGACCATCTGTTACTATCTTAGGGGGTCCAACTTCCCATGGGGGTATTGGGGCGAGCCCCAATAGCGAAAGTACTAATTAATGTCATTTTCTAAAATAAGTATCCGCATCAATCCACCCCATTGATATGGCTAATAGATGAAGCTGATAGCACCGTTCAGTCTATTTAGAAGGCACTACTTTGTGAATAAGAAAACCGATAAAGAAGTTATATTTCTAATTGACACAGACATTAATGTTCATCAAGAATCAGAGTTTAAAACAACGGTCGATGATAATTATTTATTCTTTGTTTACAAACAAATGAAAATTGAATAAAAATTCATTTATAAATAAATTCATTTTAATTATATAACGTAAAATGAAACGAACACACCTTTTTACATCGGAATCAGTCAGTGAAGGACACCCCGATAAAATCGCAGACCAAGTCTCTGATGCCATCCTTGACGCTTGTTTAGCAGTCGATCCTCTTTCAAGAGTAGCATGTGATGTCTTTACTACCACAGGTATGATTCTGATTGGTGGAGAAATCACCACAAACGCATACGTTGACTGTCAAGAAGTAGTCAGAACTCTGGTCAAGGACATCGGTTATGATAACTCTGAATACGGTATTGATTATAAATCAATGGCTATTATGAACACCATCCATGCGCAATCGCTTGATATTTCTCAAGCTGTTTCTGGAGCAGGACTCAAAGAATACGAAGGACAACAAGGGGCAGGTGATCAAGGTTTAATGTTTGGTTTTGCAACCAATGAAACCCCTGAATATATGCCCATGACATTAGTCTTATCGCATAAAATTCTTGAAAGAGCCGCCAAACTAAGGAAAGATAAGACCATCCCGTGGCTCAGACCTGATGCTAAAAGCCAAGTTACGATTGAGTATGATGGTCATAAACCCATACGTATTGATACCGTTGTCGTATCACATCAGCACGATGACCGCATTGAATATCAAGATATTAAAAAGACCATCATTGAACAGATTATCAAACCAGTATTAGAACCGACTGGTTTATTAGATGATAATGTCAAATATTTCATCAATCCAAGCGGAAGATTTGTAATAGGAGGACCACAGGGAGATTCAGGCCTGACTGGTCGTAAAATCATCGTTGACTCCTATGGAGGTATGGGGCGACATGGTGGTGGTGCTTTTAGTGGAAAAGATCCATCCAAAGTAGACCGATCTGCGGCTTATATGGCCCGATATATCGCTAAAAATATTGTAGCTGCTGGTTTATGTGATAAGTGTGAAATACAGTTATCTTATGCCATTGGAGTACCCTTCCCTGTTTCGATTATGTTAGAGACCTATGGAACCGCAAAAATTCCAGAGGAAACCATTGAAAAAGCAATTAAAAACACATTTGATTGTACCCCAGCTGGTATCGTGAAAACTCTAGACCTACTGAGACCCATTTATCAAGTAACCGCCACTTATGGGCATTTTGGGCGAGAAGCCAAAGACGGATTTTTCACTTGGGAAAAACTTGATAAGGTTGAACAACTACAAAAATTACTTATTTCTTAAAAGCAGCATCAGATGCTAATTTATCCGCCACACTATTTTCTTCGCGATAAATATGTTTAAGAGTCACCATGTGACCGTCTTTTCTCAATTGAGAAATTATGGAGATACCAATGTCATATAAAACTTTGATATTAGGGCTCTTAACTGCATATGTTCCATTCAATTGCCTGATAGCTAATTGGGAATCACCTTTGATTTGTAGATTTAGTCTTTGGTCAGGATTAAGTTGTTTCTGAACGAACGATTGAACCCATTTTAAACCATTGATAACACCACTATATTCGGCTTTGTTATTGGTGGCGTGTCCGATATTCTCTGATAATAAGACAGGTTTCTCTAAAAGTGATGAGATAATTTGAACACCATATCCAGCGGGACCAGGGTTCCCTTTTGATGCTCCATCAAAAAACAGGTTCATAGAGACAAAATTTGAGTGAATATCTGGTTCAGTATCTGTTTCAGTATCTGTTTCAGTATCTTTTTTTTGTTGATGAAGATCATTTTCCGTTAATTTAAAATATGATAGTAATTTCTCTTTAGAATCAAGAGGGAAAACCCAACACTTATGACCACGGTTCCATTTACCATGAAGTGAAGATAACATTGCCTTATGTGAGAATGTCTCACCACACACCCACAAGCCACGACCACTAGCCGTTTTAATAATTTTAATCTTATGTGTTTCATGTGGTGGTTGAACTGGTGGTGTTTGAACTGATGGTGGTTGAACTGGTGGTGGTTGAACTGGTGGTGGTTGAACTGGTTGTGGTGGTTGAAATGGTGGTGTTTGAATCGCAGTTTTACAATCCTGATGTTGCCAACAATATAGCGGATTTTGGCCAGATTTTTTACTGGCTGATCGTTGACATTGTTTACCATCTAGTTTAAGACATTGACATATTTCTACCATTAATTGATGATTAGATGTATTATATATCTCATTATAAATTAATAATTTAAATATCAATTATTATATTTTTATTATTAATAATAAAAATATAAAACTTCCATTAAATATATATGAATATGGAGCAAGACACTGAAATTGCTGGACTTTCTAAGTTGTTACAGGAGAATGGTGTACGGTTAATAGGTAACCACGAAACTCATACTGAATATGATATTATTGAAACAATCTTGGAAAATCACGTTCATCATTCTTCTTTCTATATTGTCGACCTTGGTGAAATCATCAGAAGATACCAAATGTGGACCAAATTACTTCCGAGAGTACAACCATTTTACGCGGTCAAATGTAATCCAAATGCGGTTATATGTAAACTTTTAGCAATGTTGGGATGCGGTTTTGATGTCGCGTCAAAGAATGAGATCAATATTGTTAAGAATGATGCTGAATATGGAACGGTTATTTATGCTCACCCATATAAAGATTGCGCCTCTCTACAATATGCGAGAACCGTTGATATTGATATATCTGTTTTTGATAGTATCTATGAACTAGACAAAATCAAGTTATTTCATCCGAAATGTCAACTACTCTTAAGAATTAAGGTTGATGACACTCACTCAGCCTGTCGTTTTAATACAAAATTTGGCGCAGATACCGATGATATGTCAAATATTGAAGACATCTTGAACTATGCACATATATCACGGCTCAATATCATTGGAGTCTCATTTCATGTCGGTAGTGACTGTAGTTCACCTGAACAGTATCACTCAGCAATTAAACTGGCTAGTGAAGTATTTAAAATAGGTCAAAAACACGGTTTTAAAATGACTATGTTAGACATTGGTGGGGGGTTTCCTGGGAAACGTGGAGATGAACCTATTAAATTGTTTGAAAGTATATGCGAATCTATCAATCAGGCATTAGATACTTTTTTCGGAGATATACCCGATTTAAAAGTCATCGCGGAACCTGGAAGATATTTTGTCCAAGCCAGTCATGTTTTAGTAGTCAATATTATTGGTAAAAACCTAAGGATTAACAAAGAAACGGGAGATAAGGAGTTTATGTACTATATTAATGATGGGGTATATGGTTCATTTAATTGTATTTTTTTCGATCATCAGAAACCTGATATTTATCCATACAATGAGAGTAACGAAAAAGAAAAATATAAATCAGTTATCTTTGGTCGAACATGTGATTCAATCGATAAAGTTAGTGATGACATCAACTTACCTCAATTAGAAATAGATGACTATTGTTTTGTACCTAACTTTGGGGCATATACTGTGGCAGCATCCACAACATTTAACGGTTTTCCAAGTATCATATCATATTATGTCATGACTTCATAGTACAACTACTTACTTAGAAATATAAATGTATTTTATTATAGAAATAAAAATAATGGCATCGCAGTCCAGAATCGATGAAATTATTGAGGAAATATTCCAAGACTCTATTCACATGTATAAAGATGTTGAGTTTGATTCAAGAGACCTACATGATTGCTTACTCAGGCTCATGGAATGTGTTGAGTTGATACCTGAATTAATTGGTGTAGATAAGAAAAAAATTGTCATTGGTGTTGTCAAAATGATTATTCACCATTTACAGATTAAGGAAATAGATAAAGAGAAAATAATGTTTATGTTAACTCATGACATTATTGATATGATGATCGATCTGATTGTTAAATTGACACGCTCCCCAAGTCAAATCAATAAGGGGGTAGAAAACGCACCACCCGCTGTCAAATCAGAACGGTATTGTGTAATGCTATAATCATGACACTAGATGCTTATACATCTCATCTCCATAATACATTCTGAAACTTAGAGCAAAGTTCATATATGGTCTAAAAACGATCGGTCTTTTCTTTCTCATATATAAAAAAGCACTCTTGGGATTACATTTAAAATGATAACATAAGAAACACAGTGTAATAATTGCTGATCGTTGCATCCCTGCCGCACAATGAATTAGAATATTACTACCTCCTTGATAATATCTTTCAATAACATGAAGAATCTTGGGAATCCATTTACCCATTGCAACTAATTCATCATGTTCTAAATTATCATGAACAGGTATACGATATTTGTAAGTAGTATTGATAGGCAAGAACGGGAGATCTTTACTACAATTAATTATGACGTGAATACGGTTTCTATGAATAAAATCATAGTTTTGAGAACTGTTGAAGTTTCCCAGCCAAAGATGAGGCAGAATTTGGTCAGCATCATTTGACATATTATAATAAAATATATATAAAAAAAATTATATGATATAATATATTGTGATGGATCAATATATTATTGATCTTATTTTCAAACGAGTGAAGAGGGATCTTCATCTCCACCAAATGGTCAGTAGTATGGGAAATACTGACTTTTACCCATGTTTAAGGAGAGATATTATTACTTCAGATTTCTCCTTAGACTACCTATTTGAGGTAGCAAAGACAGAACATATGCGACGCGACGGCCGCCAACAGAAACACTAATGATATGATGATCCAAGTCCATTATATCACTTTCTTGACTCTAATAACAATTTTTTCTCTATTTAAATTATTAGGATCACGATGACTCCCAATAATTTGTACACTTGGTACATAGTGTGTCGTTCTCTTATCAGGAGATTGTTTATCAGGTATGGTGATAACTGATTGCCCTTGGGGATCGGTAGTTTTCCCATAGACTTTAAGCATGTCTTGAAACGTACCTTTTTCTCTACGTATTCCAGTATATGTATACAATGAGGCACCATGACCAATATAGGCCTTATGAGCAATACTTCGAATACTTTGATGAAGTAGAGATAAGGTCTGATCATCTAAGTCGGAAACCAGAGCCCATGGATTTATATGACATTCATATAATACTTCGGCTTTAATATAATTACCAACACCACTGACAGCACGTTGTTCCATTAGGACCCGACAGATATTCTTATCTGAGAATATACGTCTCCTAAAGATTTGAATGAATTCCAGATCCGATATAGGCGGACCTGTTAACATATCAGGACCTAGATTATCCAATTTCTTTTGTAAGTCTTGGCGATTGTTTGATAAATTGATTGTTCCAAATCGTCGTGGATCTCCAAAATAAAAACATTGGTCATCATCTGAGATAAATTTAATATGAAAATGTTTCATATATTCGTCTCTGTTAACGACATCATCATCTGGTTCATAGTAAATTGAACCAGACATACCAAACGTAATAGCAATATACCAGTCTTTAGACAATTCTATCCAGCCAAATTTACCCTTGACATTAACTGATAATATCTCAAGAGGTAATAACCCCAATAAGGTTTCATGATTATCTAAAACGCTTCTATTATCCTTGAAATATCGCCCACCTAATACTTCTATATTCTTCAACTTTTTACCAGATAAAATATCATTAATGGCTTTAACCATTAACGCTACTTCAGCAATCTCAGGCATAGATTAATAAGACGTTAAATATCCATTCAATTGTTACTATTTAGTAATCAATTTTTGCCACTAAAAATTGATTACTAAATAGTAACAATTGAATAAATCTTATAAATCTTATAAATCTTATAAATTTATTATGTCAATTAAATTTACTGAAAAATTTGTTGAACCGATTAGTCATCACTTGTGGATTCAAGACTATGAACCCCAAACCCTAAATCAAGTGATTGGAAACCCTATGGTAATTGAAACTATTAATAGTTTCTTAAATAACGATCACTTACCAAATCTAATCTTATGTGGTCCAAATGGCTGTGGAAAATCTATCACATCGAAGATTCTTGCCACTCAATATTTAGGTACACATATTACTAATAATCACCTAGAAATAATCGGTTCTATTTATCGTGGGAAAAACGTCGTAACAGAAAAAACAGATAAAAAAAAATCCAATGATTCATCAGCAGATAGCCCTAATATTATCAATTTCATCAGGAAGAAAACAGTTTTACCTAAGAATAAATGCCGCATTGTAACGGTTTATGATTTTGATTGTATGACAGATGAAGCTCAAATGGCACTTCGAAGAATTATAGAAATTTATTCACAAAAAGTACGGTTCATCTTCATCTGTAATAATTTAAGTAACGTTATTGAAGCTATACAAAGCAGAGCATTAATCTTGAAATTTTTCCCGATCTCTATCAATGATATTACTCTTCGTTTAAAAGAAATCATGTGTCAACGACACTTAGTACTATCTGATGAAATTTATCACGCCATAGGAATCATTTCTCATAACGATTTAAAACAAGCGATTAATTATTTACAAGTATTCGCTAATAGTCGTATTATCAATGAAACAACCGATAACGATAAAATAATGGAACATTTTTATCATATTTTTAATATTCCATCAATTGAGAATATCAATCAAATCATTGATCATTGTCTGAATCATCAAGGATTGAAAGCACTAGCAATTCTAAATAATATGATTAATAACGGTTATAATGTGACTGATATTTTAGACATTATGATTAAAGTCTTGATTTTTAATAAAGAAATTAAAGAAAAAGATAGAGCAATTATGATTGAACAAACAATTAAAATTATCAGTATATGTGAACAATCATCATCAGTCATTCACCTCTACCGATTAATAGTCATGATCCAAAAAGAACTCTCATAATTACGTTTCGCTTGTCGCTTGTCGCTTTTCGCTTTACTTCTTTGTTTTTTCTAAGAAAATATTAAACGGTTTATTTTCCCATTGCTTCTCTAAGGTTACCTCCATTTGTTCTAACTTCTCATAATAATTAGGGAATTCCATCAGATGCGCCAATGTGATTTTAGCCGTTTTAATTAGGTCATCATGTGTCACATCAGTTAACTTATTAATAGTACCGTGTTCAAGCTCAATATTTAAACCAAACACCCACTGGTCAAAGGGTACGACTTTATGGTTAATTGAGAATTTCCTACTTAATTGTTCAGCTTCTGATAGGGTAATGTTTTTCTTGACCATTATAAGAAAATTATTTATATTATCAAAGAAGAAAATAATTATTTTTTCTTCATTATAACTGCATGTGACCCATTCTTCGGAATTAAGATCGGTTTCGGAAAACAATTAAACCCCGAGATTCTTATTCCTTTACTATGGAAAATAGAAGAGATACACAGACCAACCCTCTTTGGATCGACTCTAGGTTCGTTTTTATCTACAACACAACGGCATAATTTTTGAGACAATTCATCAACAAGAACCTTGATTTTCTCATCTTTATTAGTAATATTTTTCAAAACATCAGTCATTTTAACCTGACCATCATGCAACTTAATAATCTGAATCAATGAATCTATCTCTTCATCTGTCAAATCTATGAGCGATCGCATATTTGGAATATTATATTCCTTCATCATATCTTCTAATGTTAGATATGAGATTATTTTTTTACTATCTTTTTCAGGTTCAGGTTCAGGTTCAGTCTTATGACTTGTAAGTCTCTTTCTAGATCTATGTGGTTTAGGAACGGGTTCAATCTTCTGAACTACTTGACTTGTCTGATGTGTAGGTTTTCTCCTAGACTTACGTGGTTTTGGAACAGTTTCAATCTTCTGAGAGTTCTCTTTGCCATACTTTTGCAATAAAATACGGTTCACATCAGGATGATTATTCAGATGATCTCTAATTCGGTTACATAAGACATCTTTAACACCAGTTGAAGATAAACCCAACTCGGTTGTAATCACTTTAAGTTCATTCACCCTAAAATGGTTAGGGTCTTTAAATGAAGCACGACCGTGGCACTTTCTTCCCAATAGATATTGATTGGAATCCATTGTTTATATGAATATAAAATATAATATTCAAATGAATACGATATAAAATTTGAATAAAATAAAATTTTATTCAAATTACATTCTAATTCAAATTCTAATTCAAATTCAAATATGTCTTGTCAAAATAAGTTCAGACATCTCGTTCAAGATCGTGATAAGAAGTGTCTCTTAACAGGATTATGCTGTTATGAATGTGATGCAGCACATATCATCCCATATAACATATGTCATGAATACTCTTTACAATTTATCTATGACCGCCGTAACGGTATATTTTTGAGTAAAAATATACACGCCTTATTTGATAAATTTTACTGGACATTCGATATTTATGACATTATATGGTCACCCATATCTAACAAATACTCTTGTCGTGTAATTGTAGTTCCTAATCATAAACACAATCAGTTAACAATCAACCAATATAAAGACCAGTATATTGAAATTCCAATAGAAATTATACCGTTTCTATATACACATTATCAATTGTTTATTACATACCATTATACCAAAAATGCTAAGAAGTTTATGGAACAAGATTATCGTGAAATCATACAAGATGATAAAGTGTTCAACTATCTAGTCACACACGAATTACCAATTAATGCTTTTCTTAATAAAACATTCCGACAGTTCCTGGTTGATAACGGGATTATATCAGTTGCCAATCAGGAATACGATGTCAACGCAATCATTAAGCATAAAGTATACTCAGATACCAGCTACTATTTAATGTGGTGGGACCACATACCAAGGAACGATGCAACGTTTGAACCCGTTGAAAATATTAACTCTCGTATGGTTATTGAATATCACCAAAGAATTGAATCAGCGATGGATCTCGATTATTATGACATCGTTCGTTAAAAATTACATAGAAATGTCACAGAATCATTTTATATAACAATATAAAATGATTTTTTGCCTGATTAATTCTTTACCATGGGGAGAAGAACTGACAACTATGGCTAGAATGATACGTACATTTATTATAGGATGTATCTGCTATGGAGCCATCTATATTTCATCAATGATTGACAGTGTCATGAATTATCCTTTGTTAGCAGGAATTTTAATGACTGTCAAAAAATGGATATTAATCATGTTCTCAGCCGATATACTCATACTCGGTATGAGTACAAAAATTCCTGACCAAATTAAAGGATGGTTAGGTTTAAGATCATCCATACCTCAGATAACAAACATACCTCACTCGATACCCATTTCCATACCACATAATGATGTAAAATCTCTTGATATTGATTTACTAACAGAAGACGAAGACCAAGGTGAAGACGACCAAGGTGAAGAAGACGATGAAAGCCCTAATGTCACATTGATTAACGCACGTGTTGAACCACATGTTGAACCTCGTGTTGAACCTCGTGTTGAACCTCGTGTTGAACCTCGTGTTGAACCTCGTGTTGAACCTCGTGTTGAACCACATGTTGAACCACATGTTGAACCTCGCGTTGAACCACATGTTGAACAGCATGTTGAACCACATGTTGAACCACATGTTGAACCACATGTTGAACAGCATGTTGAACCACATGGTGAACCTCGTGTTGAACCTGAGAAACCTAAACTAACACAAGATAACATCAAAAAATATGTTAATCGTAAAGTCATAATACCGACAGAAATGTCACTTAAATCTGAAGATTTACTTCTATCATAGAAATTGAGCATATTCTAGAACCCAACTTTTTGCAGTTTGTTCAAATAATTGCCTATTTAAACGGTAGACACGAGCCACATCTGGTGCTAATGGGTCATTAGGATTTGGATCAGTTAAAAGACTACTTATAGATAATAGTAACTTTGAGATACTTAAAACAGGGCTCCACTTATCACGTAAAATATCAAGACAGATACCACCCGATGAGCTAATATTGGGGTGATAAATCCTAGTATTAAAACATACATTGGGTGCTTTAAATGGGTAATTACTTGGGAATTCGATACCTATCTTAAAAACCCCACCTTCGTACGGTGAACCAGTTGGCCCAAAGATATATCCAGACCATTTAAAAAAATCGTCACCAATTGGTGCAACACTGAAAATTTGGTTATCATAATCCTTTGTTTTATCATTAAGGTCTTTTAATTCTTTTTGAATTCGGCGAATAGCTGACATAATTAATAATATATAATAATGTCAACCCTCTAAATCAATTGACATAATTGTAAAAAATTGAATAATATTTCTCTATTATATCTATAGACCATATAGATATAGCAATTATGAGTGCTCAACAAATCCACCTATACTTCGGTGCACGTCAAACATGTTTAGAAATGATGAATGATCGCCATTTCAGAATTCCTTCAGACTTATACCAATTAAACGAAGATAACTTTAGTCTCTATAAGGCGGGAGATAGCGTAATGAGAGGAATCTATGACACGGCAGATCATGAAGTTATCGTCCTATTAACTCAAGAGTCTACTAAAGATGGAATCATTAAATTAATTAGTGATTATTCAGATGAGGTAACAAATGAAGAAGATTTAAAAAATTTAACAAATCTTCATTTTATTGTCATCTGTGATATAACTAGTAAATTAACCCAGTTTGTCACTAATTTTATCGGCAATCCATTGGTTGAAATATTTGACGTCCGCCAAATGTTTATCAACCCAACTAAACATATATACCAACCCAAATGGAGACTCATGAAGGATGATGAAATTACTGAGATGCTTCAAAGATATGAAGCTAAATCAGTTCAAACATCACGTGTTTTACTTGGATCTGTGTGTCTCGATGATCCAGTCAACCGCTATTATGGTGGGAGACCTGCTTCTAAAGACCGTAAAGGTGATGTTTATGAAATTACACGTGAAGGTGTAACGGTTTTTTATCGTAAAGTAATATCTAAAAGAATCAATGTTAAACCAGATAGAAAAACCAAGTAACGACCTAACTCATCGGACAATTCTCTGGAGGCATGATATAATACTCTAACAACATCGAAATATACTTTGCGTTACCATCCATATTATGATATACTATTCGCATAATAGTATTGGCAGGAACTTCTTTATATTTTTTCCAAGGACTACCTAATCGGATTTCATATTCAGTTGTGCGACACATTTCAAAATGTCTAATATTTTTCAAATTCAGTTCAACTAAACTTCCAGTTGTAAAGGCGTGGGTCGTGGGGGTTTCAAACTGACAAAGTAGAGTGCCTTCATCACCAGCAGTAATACGACCCAGATCATCTCTATTAGTCCCATCATAGATAGCAATATCCAACCCTGGGATTGCATTTTCACATACAGTTGAACTAACATACATCTGAGTTGCTCCAATTTCAATCCCACTTGTGATATATCCAATAGCCGTATTGGGAGCAGAAATTACATCAAACCAATCATCTTCAGAATTCACTGGAGGATACACTGCGATACTCCAGAGAAATATCCTCATTGGAAAACTAATATCTTTAGTAAAAACCGTTCCTGGAGTACATGCGTCCATTGGTAAATATGATGTGGTTGCTTGATAATAACCATTTGGATTTAGAACGGTTACTTCAGTCAATGTTTGTGTATCATATACTGTTGTTTGATCTGGGTCAATTGTATGTTGATTATTATTGGGACACACTGTTGGAACAGTGACACCATAGTTTGTGACTACACGGATACCCTCGGTTAGACATGTTATTTGATAAGATGATAGAGACATAGTCTATTAATTATATTATATTATATTATAATTAATAATTATATTATTAATTAAGATAATTTATGCGAATATATGAAAAATTGAATGCGGGCTTATATCAACACATATCAACACATATCAACTATTTGTATTAATGAAGGAATTAATCCAAATTATTAACCAATTACATACAATTAATGAACAAGTTGTCGAGAAAGACAATCTCATTGATCACATGCAGATGGTTATTTCTCTTGTTTCTAAGATGGTCTCAGATTCACTCTTAATTAAATCTGACATTTATTTAGACCTAAGAGCCAAATATCTCAACCAGATCGAAGAACGGTTACAAAAAATCTCTCAATCATCTGTCACGATCGAACCTGAAAATATAAAAACATGCCCTGATAAAGCCCTTTCTCTAAATGAGAAAGGAATGAAACAGAAATCCTTCACTAAAGATGATATTTCTGCACCTATTAGAACCGATATTTTTCAAGCACCTGGATGTCGCCGTAGTTTCGCTCGGAAAAAAGACACGCCTAGTGACAAGTCAGGTGACAAGTCTGGTGACACGTCAGGTGACAAGCCTTGTGACAAGCCTTGTGGTGATCAATCCACTGGTAAAACGCTTTTAGAACAAGAAGAAAATAAATATATCTCGTTTGATTATCAAGATAATCGATATTATTTAAATCTCAAAAAACATGACAACCAATATGACATCTATGATGATCAACTTAAAATCACAGGAAACCTCGTCGGTAATAATTTGACTCTATTAGCGGAAGGAAAAGACGGATCTTTAGAATCTAAAAATATTCAGTTAAAAACGCTTTTACAAGATGAAATTAACGGTCCTAACGGTCCTCAAGAATTATTTGACTCTTATTGGCTTCAAAATATCTCTTAAAAATGACCAGTGTTCCATTAATTGTGTCTTTGATGTCTTTGATCTATCTTTCAGTGTAGAAAGATACGGTAGCAATGACTGATTGGTAATTTGGTCTACTTGTTTTAAGATAGTATATGTACTTGACTTCATTAAATACGAATCTGTATTTTTGTAAATATCTAATAATCGATCAATCCAGTTATATTGAAGATTAGCCTTCAAAGGACTAAAATCAAGCAAAATATCTTGCCAATGGCTATCATGGATTAAAACCGCACCAATTTCAGGGAAAATACCGTTCACACTGTGAACATCATAGACTTGAGTTGATTTGGATGATGAAATAAAAGAAAAACTAAAATTACTTAGTAAATCAGTTGCTGTCATAGTATCTGGAGTATTTTGAACCAGTCTAATAATATTAGGTGCAGATGTTATACCCTTTAAAATGTGATTAATTAAATTGAGGTAGAAATTATATAAATTTTGATGATTCATTGAATAAATCGTATCAAATTGTACATGATTATATAATTGGTAATCAGTATCTAAATCGGATTCATAAACAAAATATTGATACTCTTCAGAAGTATATTCTATTTCTTTTAATATGTGCAGAAGTAAGGTAATCGCTTGCACCACAGATGATTTACTAATCGGTTGAAAATAAACACGATCTGGGTCATAGTAACGACCACCGATATATTTTAGACAAATATCTGATAACTTAATATATTTATCCGTATAGAGATAAATAAACAAGTTATTGTATTCATATGATGTTATTGTTGCATCTTTAACGAATTTTAAGAGATTAACACGGTATTCATGATAAAGCCTTAAATTTTTTTCAACAAACTCTAATGGATTATCGACATCTTCTACTTTATTAACAAGTGGATTGATGTCTTCCCAATAATTTTCATCGGTTCCAAATGGAACTGTCATTTTTTGAGCAATTGTGTCTAATTGTGGATGCTTAATACCTGTTTGTTCACCTTTCAGTGGTACGTATCCATATTTTATCGCATTTAAATCATATTCCCTCAATGTTCCCCATGGGTTATATTTACTAGGAGTTGTCAAATCGTTGAAAATATCGACATAATCCATCACAGTTGATGTATGGTTCTTAGTAAATGTCCCCGTAAAATTATGTCTCAATCCTAGTTGATGCCCTACCTCATGTGTAATAACCCATGCAATATACTGATCAATCTCCTTTTTAAATAAATGACCCTGTTCAGGCTCATATCCATGCATCACGACATATCGCATAGGTAAACTAACGGTTTTAATTAAATTAATCGATACTACTCCAAACAAGATTTCTCCTGAGCGGTGGTCTGATATATACATACTATAACCAGAATATGGACCGTTAAAATTTTCAGCATTTGTAGCAACAATATAGTTTGCTGTCATATCAAATACATCAATTTCATCTGGATAATTACTATCATGACCACAAATCACCTGAAAAGGGGCTCCCAAACCCAGTTTATCAAAGTATTTGTTCCAAGATAAAATCCCGCTTTTGACATCTTTGTGATATTCTATGGGAATTGAACGGTCAATAATATAAATCCACGGGGTTTTCTTCAGATTCATCTTATTAATAAGAGCAATTGGTTGACCAGCCAATATTTTCGTTGTATCAATACGAAAATTATCATAAAAGTAACCGATACGTGAATCCCCTACTCGTCCTACCATTGGGAGTTTCGGTTGTTGATACAAGTTAACAACATATTGAATCGAATAACCAGAAGACCTTTTCGGTTCTTGACCCCTAATAGTACCTATCATTTGAAATCCGTTAGGTAATGTCTTGACGTGATCTATACGTGTTTCTATTAACAAATTATTATCACCTGTGCTTTCACCATCGTTCTCGTTCTCACTTGTAGAACCAATTGACTGGTCAAGCATCTGATATGAAGAGATCAGAATGTCTTCTGAATAAGTTTCAATCCATTGAGTCAAATCAATATGGTGATTCACAATCGGGGCTATAAATGGAGCCCCTGACCACACATTAGGGTTATCCTTAACATGTAAAAAACACACGTCCTTTGAATCCTCTTGGTCCTTGCGGTCCTTGTGGTCCTTACGGTCCTTGTGGTCCTTACGGTCCTTGTTGTCCTGATGGCGACTAAAGTGAACCGCTAAATCTGTTTCACTTAAACTTGTATAAAACTTAATCTCTTCATACCCCTCCACAGCAGAAACACCAAAAGCAACAATATAAGTTTTATCCATAACCGAATCTGTTTGAAGTAAGAATTTACCATCTTGGACATCTTGGACATCTCGTCCTTCTTTACTATCCATCTTATAATAAGTATAATACTATAAAATGGATAAAGATATTATTTAGAATAATTTCGCCATAATATATATATTATGGAAGTCACACGCGTTTACGGTTGGAAGAGAGATAAAAATGATCATCGTGATCATAAACTAAGATTAACTATGAAAAATATTGAACTACCATCTAAAGTTGATTTAAGAGAAGAATTCACATTCCCTGAACCATATGATCAAGGATCACTTGGAAGTTGTACAGCTAATGCTATTGGTTTTGCTTATCAATATGACGAAATTATTCAGAACAATAGCTCTTGCTTTATGCCATCTCGGCTCTTCATTTATTATAATGAACGTAAAATGGAAGGTACTATTCATGAGGACAGTGGTGCTGAAATCCGTGATGGTATTAAATCAATTAATACCCATGGTGTCTGTAAAGAAACTCTATGGCCATACACAATTGATAAATTTACACTGACACCCACACAAGAGTGTTATGATGAAGGACGTAAATGTCAAGCAGTTTCATATAGCCGTGTGGAACAAGACATTTATTCTATTAAGACAATGATTCATAACAAACGACCGATTGTCTTTGGATTCATGGTCTATGAAAGTTTTGAATCCAAAGAGGTATCCAAAACAGGAATGATGACATTACCGAAACCTAAAAAAGAAAAGTGTTGCGGAGGACACGCCGTAATTTGTATCGGTTATAGCGATGAGATTGACTTTAAGGATGGCTCCAAAGGGGCATTTATTATCAGAAATAGTTGGGGTCCTGATTGGGGGGATAAGGGGTACTTCTATATGCCATATAAATTCTTACTTAATCCTGACCTTGCATCTGATTTTTGGGTCGTTCATCAAGTAACTGATCCTATCTTGAAACTATACCATATTGATAAACCTGTACAGGTCACCACCCGTATCGACGCCTAGTCATAAACAAGCTCGTATTTTTTCAATAATGATGCAACCCTCGTCTGATCATATGATGGTTTCTTTTTTAGAACAGCTAATGAATCCACACCAGCAACACGGTTATAAAACTCCTCGATACAATGATAATGAGGACGATTAATGTAATCATGAATCAAGACAACACCGCTATCAGTCAAATGATTCAAGGCTTGCAGAGCACATGCAACTCTAAAACGGCCATCAATCAGGATTAAGTCATATTTTTGATTGTTAAGGTTAACGGCTTGCGAATATTTGGGCCACTCACTAATTTTGGATTTATTTTTAGGTTTTCCCCAGTTATTATCATCTGCATTAATATCAATGTAGATATAATTAACCTGTTTATTCTTGACTATTGGATTAGATGAGACTTTATTAATCCATTGTTGACTGCTATCAACCGATGTAATATCACATATATTAGTATATAAACTGGCACGAGCCGTTGTTCCTCCACACCCCCATTCAAAATAATGATTTTGACATTCTCTTAAGCAAATATTAAGTAGTGAAATCTCCTTATCAGACATACACGTTGTTAAAAAACTTGTCATTTATATTAAATGTCAAGTTTTTATAATTTTATAATTTTATGATTTATGATTTATAAGTTTGAAACATATAATTACATATACATATCACATATCATATATAACATATAACATATGGAGTCTAAATATCTTAAAGCTTGGTTAAATTACAATTGTGTTCAAGGTAATAATTGGATTATGATCTACCAATTTGATCAGATTGTTAATCATAAAGATCGGCAATGCTTTAAAACCACTGGAGACACAACCGTAACATTACCACAAGACAAACATCCAACATTAACATCACTTGATCTCAAACATGTTTATTTTACATATATGACAGAAGACCACCTAATCAGCTTATTTGAAACACGGAATCGGCAACTATATTTAATCTATAATCAAATGAAATTAACTGAACCTGAAACCGCTGATGAATCAGGTGCACACGCCGTGAACGACGTAAAAGATGTGATAAAAGTTGATGATATTGCACCTATGCCACAGATTGAATCAATTGTCTCAAAGTTAATACACATTGATAACATAAAAAATCTCACTTCATGTCTCTCTAGAAAAGAAAGAAAACTAATCGGTATTAAAGATAATAGTTGGCTTAATGGACAATTAAAGAAACATCAACAAGACGAATTACAACAGGTCAGTTTCCTTGATTTTATCCATCTTCAAACAGAAGAACAGTATGTGGAATTACTTAATCAGTATATCACTCAATCTGGAGAGACTCTCAACCTGACACATAATTATAGTGTTACATCTAGTCTCTTAAATCAAGTCACGGTTAACCCAAATATTACACAGTTAATCATGAACCAAAATTTCCAAATCACAGATTTCCAATGGCTTGTGAAATTTCCCAATTTAAAATTACTCAATTTCTTCTACAACCACCAAATGGAACAGGTTCACTTTGAGCAAATTGTTGAATTAGTACCGCGTCTACAAGTCATTAACATTCACTTCTGTGTGAGGATCAATATCAGGATCCTGCTACCGCTCCTCAAACTCAGAGAATTGGAGAAGATAGCTATTGAAGACACCCAATTTTGGTGCCAAAAAGGTGTCCATGAGTTATTTATTACTCCATCAGAATGGAAAAATTTCTTTTGTCCATCTTTACACAAAGTCGCTATTAACTCACATAACTTGACACTTGATGTTATTGACTATTTACTAATCGCATGCCCTAATATTCAACTGTTAACAGTTGATGAAGAAGTCCTCAAATCAATTAATACGAATATTGAAGGCGGTTGTGACCAAGATGACCCTATTATTTTTAACGCGTGGCAGAATCCACAAAAAGGGGTTACGGTTTATAAAAAAATCAATTTTAAAAACCTAATGAAAAATAACTATAACACGCAAATGTTCTCTAGTTCAATGCTCAAGAAAATCAAAGATATTAAAACCACCAAAGGGGAAAAAGAACAGACACCTCTACAATAATTAGATTAATTTGTGGATATAACAATATAAAACTCTTGTCCATAACATCCGACTTGATCATTAGTCTTACATATAATATCAGTAATCTCGATTGATTTCACACTTGGTATGTATTGAGTAATATATTTAAGAGCATAATCATGTACATCAACTTGGCATTTTTTGGAATATGTTGCAATATCGGTTTTAGTAACACATGACCCCCCTATTGAAAATAGAACGATTATATTATTATCAACTAATTGAATATCACCCAGTTTTATTCTATGAATCGCGTATTTTGTCACATCTGATAAAAGATTATTCAGGTTGGATAAATATTGAATTCTTTGTTCTTCTTTCTCCTTTTTTTCTGTTGTTCTTTTAATCGCCACTATATGCAGTAGTTCTTCTTTTGTCAGCTTCACTTCAATTGAGTTATGATTCCCCATAATTTCAATATATTGATTCACTGTCAATATATTGATTATTATTATTTTCAATTTTTTCACATCGTTTCTTTGTTAGAAAACTTAATTTTTATTATCAGTATACTATTATATGAATGCATCAAAGATAATTAATGGGAAAATAATAGCAGACAAAATTTTAGATGATATTCGGGATGAAATTCAAACTGCTAAGTACCATCCAGTACTCGCTATTGTTGCAGTTGGAAGACATCAACCATCAGAAACATATAATACCATGTTACAAAAAACCACATCTCGTGTGGGTATAAGGACACTTTATATTGGATTACCAAATGAAACAACACAAGATCAACTGATTGATCAACTACATATGCTCAGTACTGATCGACAAGTTGATGGAATCTTGTTACAATTACCACTACCCTCACATTTCAACCGTTTCAAAGTAACTGAATCAATTTCACCAAATAAAGATGTTGATGGGCTCACATCAATCAGTGCTGGACTTTTAATGAACCGTTATGAAGAAAACTTTATCCCTTGTACACCCGCAGGGATTTTACATATTCTTCATGATTATCAAGTTGAACTTATCGGTTCCAATGTAGTGATCATCAATAACAGTCCAGTCATTGGTAGACCAATCAGTCAGTTGCTACTTAACAGGGGGGCAACCGTTACAGTCTGTAACTCAAACACACGTGACCTCGCATTATATACAAGAGTGGCTGATATTATCATCACTGCCGTCGGTAAGCCCGATTTAATTACAGCAGACATGGTCAAAGAAGGTGTTGTGGTCATTGATGCTGGGTATGGTGGCGATATAGCCTTTGATGATATTATCACTAAGGCACGCTTAGTTACTCCCTTACGTGGAGGAGTCGGACCAATGACGATTGCTTACTTGCTCAAAAATACTCTACTCGCATTCAAAAAAAACATGGTGAATCTTTATTGAAGAACTATACTATCTTTGAATAAATCTATTGATAACGCAATAGATCCCATAGCCAATATAAAACCTAATAGATTTTGCAGTATAATCAATACTTTTGTAATCACCCTTTTTGGTATATAACTTGTACCCGATAGAGTTTGTATTTGTAATGAATACAAGAGACCATCTATATCATCTATACCCTCACATCTTTTATACAAAATGGCAAAAAATAATATCAGTAATATATTTATCAACAAAAATGTCAGAGAAATATGTAACATATATATATTTACATACATATTTATTGGCGCCATCTCTTATTACAGAAACAACATGTGATATGAATTGTCATCGGTTCATCTGCACTCCGATCCTGCCTTAAGAAATATGTACACTGATTACGATGGCAGCGATTACACCAAAAGAGATTACTTGTCGATTCTGGATCTTGAGTTAGTTTATTAATATCGGCTATTTTTTGCTCAATCAAGGTTCTCCACCGCTCTGTAAACATGTCTTCTGGTCCTAAATTGACCATCATTTCTGGTGTAATTTGACCCGTATTAATTTTCTCAATTAGATTAATATTATTAATCTGATTATCTTTTTTTAAATTTTCAATAATATGACGAGCGTTTGTTAAATAAACGGTCTTATAAGTATCAAAATCACCCTTACGATACAGTTTTTCAACATCAAGTGTTGTCTTATCACGAATCGCCTTCTCAACAAGAGGAATCATCTCATTGTTCAATTCAGTTTTACCTAAATTCTCTGTAATTTTGTTAACATACGGCTGTAACTCCTCAGGAACCTCAGGAACCACTTGTTTTTTGATTTTAAGTTGTAGCATATATGTTATTGTTTGATAAAACAAACAAACAATAACATTACGATTTATTCAATTTTTTCTTATTATTAATTATTAATTCTAAATTCTTAATTCTTATTTGAAAAAATTTAGTCTCGATTGATGGGCCTTTTTAAAAACCGCTAAGACACTTTCACTACCGTTACCGCTACCGCTACCGCTAACGTGGTAATTGGGTTGCTCAAATTGTATATACAGGTTTTTCTCTTGGAAAAACTTCTGGAATGTATGATTAATCTCTTGTTTCCCATAATCTTTCCCAATCGCCACATGAATGATTAAATCATTACATAAATCATGTGCTAAATTAACCATATCACATACTTGGTTGCTAAACAGGGTTCCATTGCCTTGGTTATGATTGAAGCTATCAATTAACGATTGAATATACTGTGATTGTAATGGAGATAGTTTCTCTTGACCCACATGAGATACACATATTTGGAATAACTCTTTAGAAGAATACGGAAGTAAAACAAGAATATTCGAAAATAAAGATAAAGAGTGTCCTGATTTCAAATCACTGCTTGTTATAATTATACCACATGACCCCATATGTAAATCCAATAAGTTCTGCAACTGGGGAGTGGGTTGGGTGGTGTGTTGGTCATGCTCAAATAAAATAATCTGATCTATCATGCGCTCATTATCTATCGGCTCATTATCTATCGGTTCATTGATATGAATTAATCCGTTCTGGCCAGAAAAAGACCCAACACGTTCACAAATTTTTGAAACAACTTGGATAACTTGCTCATCTTTAGAACACAGGCGACCTAAAATAGAATAATTAAATAATTTCTCTAAAGAAGATACAGATAGCTTGGCAAAGAGGTATATCTGTGAATAAAGAAAACGCCGCACATTTTCTCTTGATTCTCCTCGAATTGAATCTATCAGTTCAATAATTTCATTTAATGCCTGACGAACTGGAGCAGCAGAAGTCATTTGATCAAACTTCTTGAGTTGTGAAGACATTGATTCAATTGATTTTTTCCCAAGTAGACCGTGATATTTATCTAATCGGTTCAATAATAGTCTCTTCTTAGAAATAATAACCGACTGGATGAAAGAATCTTCCGCAATTTGATCTCGTATCTGTTCACGTGTCATCAAATTGACCATTAGGAGACTCTCTAAATTAGAATTGATTTCAACAATCGGGTTAGGATATATTTTCATTTGCTCATTTAAACGGATATATTGACCACGGTTCAAGAAAAACTTCCGTATGGTATTTTTCATTGTTTCATTATCATAAGGTTTCTTCGTAGCCGTGACAATGAGATAGTCGTGAATCATCAACTGTGATAGAGCAGCAATATCCTTGATTTGACCAACAAATAGTTGGCTGTTCTGAGTCATCAGCTGATGAAGCACCTGATCAAGACCACTTGGAAGTTGAACTGATTCTTGTTTAACCATTTGTATTAAGATCTCTACCAAATCATGACTTGAATAATCGGTTAATGATATGAGATAAGTAAATTCTTGACGAATTGAAGGTAATAGCTGTTTTTGATCGTCAACTAAGACAAAGATACAACATAAAGTATTAAATTTCTTCATAAAAGAAATAATATCATTAGATAAATCCTGTACTGAGACACATACTACTTTTTCCAACTGGTCATTTGTAAAATGATCTACACGGTTTACAACCACACGGTTAGTATTAATTAATCCCAATTTATGAAATAATGTGGCAAATAATTGAGTAATTTTGGTACGACCTGTACCCGAGTGACCCACAATGATTTGGTTGAGACTTAAATCTGGAGATTTTGAAAAATACCAGATCTTCTGATACATTATCCGCTTAATATACTCACGTGACTCACCAACTAATGAACGGGATTGCTCAATAAACTCACCCAAATCCTTCTGCTTATCTTCAATGACTTTCTGAGTCGGTTCTTGACCTAAGATTTTGAGACGTTCTTGAATAACTATCAACTGCGGATGATCACCCATGACTTTATATTGCTCCAGTTTCCTAGTCAAGACGGTCTTCTCTGACTGGAGTATACTCTTGATAAATTGCACATCTTTAATCTGTGTTAATAACCGCTCTTCCGACCATAATGTATCTTCTATAGACTGATTTATTTCCTGATTATGTTTATCAGTTAAGGGTAGTACTTGATAATCAATGCCATCCGTATCCTGTTTTTGTTCAACTGGTTTGGGATGGGTATCACCAATATGTGGTTCACCCGATAGCTCATCAGCAAGAGGCAGTTTGAATGGTTCTCCAACAAGAGCTTGAGGCCCAAGAGGCTCCAACATTTTCCCGACTGGAAGTTCACCAACTGGAAGTTCACCAACTGGAAGTTCACCAACTTGAGGCCCAATAGACTCCAATAGTTTGCTGACTGGAGGCCCACCAACTGGAAGTTCACCAACTGGAAGTTCACCAACTGGAAGTTCACCAACTGGAAGTTCACCAACTGGAAGTTCACCAACTGGAAGTTCACCAACTGGAAGTTCACCAACTTGAGGCCCAAGAGACTCCAATAGTTTGCTAACTTGAGGCTCGCCAACTTGAGGACCCCGAGACTCCAGCAGTTTTCCGACGAGAGGCCCACCGACTGGAGGTGAAACAAGTGTTCCGCCAACTGGAGGCTCGCCAACTGGAGGCTCGCCAACTGGAGGCTCGCCAACTGGAGGCTCGCCAACTGGAGGTTCAAAAGACTCAAACAGCGTGCCAACTGGATGATCGTCGACTGGTGAACGGTGTGGTGGGAAAATAATAGGTACCATTTCTTGATTAACAATTTGGACTTCTTGAGCTGTTAACATCATTCGACATTTTTTTCTTAAAACTTTAAATAGTTTTTTTTTAATTGGTTTTTGTCTCTTTGGATCTACTTCAGGATGACTGATCCACATCAGACATTCATCTTTGCTATAACTGTGCTTCATATATTATATTATAATCATACTAAAAAAATAATGATATATAACTTATATCATATTTCTATGGAACATATTATACAGTTTTACCAAGAGTTATTATCTGACCAGATTATTATCCGTGATCAATATATTGACCAAACACGTGAGAAAAATGATGTCATTACTGACTTAAACGATTATCATAAAACGGTTTCTGTTGCATGCTTACCAATTGCTCGCCAAATAGTAATCTTCGAGAAAAAACTCTGCCTCATATTACCCAAGTTAGGTGATATTTTTATAGGTTTACTACATCATCCAGTCATAGAGCAAGTAACATTCGTTATTAATAATTATTCAGAAGAGAATATAATTGAAGGAAAACTACAACAAGTAGGACAACTTAAGATGTGGCAATTTACAGATTTACCAGTTGTTCTATTAAACATTGATGATTATAACAACGTTAATATTGAATTACAGATTACATTAAATAATCAATATAATTTACACACTTCAAATCGTGATATGTTTAAGGCCTACTATGGATACTTTAACCAATCAATCAAATCCATTTTATTAAAACAAACCGTATTACAAATTCCTCTATTAAACAAACAATATCATTTAGAAACGGTATGTGGTATATGGGCAATCGTGGGGGAACCTAGGTTCCCCCATACCCCCCTCCTTTGATACAGTTCATTTTGGTTGTTATTTTAGAGGTCGTTAAAACTATTTATAATTTGATGGATATATGAATATATATTCATATTAATGGAACCGATTGACTCTACTAATAACAATACAACAGAACCGATAAATGTCATCATTGATTCACATGAGGAAAAACTCATCACGGCGCTGGAGTCTGATAGTCTCAAAAAAGAATGCGGACATCTATTCTTTGATGTGGCGACTTTAGAAGTCGGAGACATACTCTATAAAAAGGGTCAAAACAATCTATGTTTAATTGAACGGAAGACATTAGAAGACTACGCAAGTTCTATTACGGATAAACGCTCACATAACCAATCAATCCGTATTCAACAGTTAAGAAAAGAATATCCTAAAATGATTGTTATTTACTTGATTGAAGGAGGTCACATTGGTAAAGATTTTAAATTTCGCAATGGAATTATGCGGGATTCTTTGTATACCTCATTTATTAATCGCGTGTTAAAAGACCAATTCACGATCTATCGGACGTATGATATTTATGATACGGCATTGGTTGTCACAAAGATATATGATAGATTAAATAAAATGATTGATATTTGTCAAGGAAGTGAAACGGTTGATTGTGAAAGACTTGATTATTTGAAAACAATTAAACTCGCAAAGAAGGAAAACATGACTCCGCGGAATTGTTACACATGTCAATTATCTCAAATTCCTGGTGTTTCTATCGAAGTAGCCGATAATATTGCTCAAATATACCCATCAATGCACAAACTTATCTCTCATTATGAACAGCTACAGACCACGAGTGAAAAAGAAAAATTATTATCAGAGATAATAATCCCTATTGCTAATAATAAATCAAAACGGTTAGGAAACGTCATATCTAAACGAATTTATGAGTATTTGTGCGACCCACAACCAATTAATAGTCTCACTTCTGAACCCCCAATAGAACCCATCAAGATAAAAATAAAATTGAAAAAATGAACTGAGATATAAGAGTTATTTGACTATTATTACTTTGCATCAATCATCTTAACAAAAATTGATAAAACTTAATAAATGACATTGATAATCATAATAATAAATATTGTCATTTATTAATGGGCCTCTTCGATGAATATGAAAGATACCTGGTGAAATATCAAAAAATCTATGGTGACAAAATGGTACTACTCTATCAAAACGGTATGTTTTTTGAAACATACGGTGTTGATAATGAACACGAGAAGATCGGTTTAGTCAAAGAGGTCTCGGAAATGTTAAATATTCAGTTAACACGGCGCAATAAGGCCATTCTAAATAACGATCGGAGCAATTTCCTCTTAGCAGGATTCCCTCTGACTCAATTGGATCGATACTTAACCATTTTAACAGAAGAAAATCAATATGTTGTGGTTGTTGTCGAACAAACCACACCACCACCCAATCCACAAAGAGATGTCACTCATATCGTGAGTCCTGGTACAAATCTGAAATATCTCAGTACCTCTAACGGTAACTATCTTGTTTCAATCTATATCGAAAATGAGGGTCAACGAGTACATCAAATCAAGTCAATTGAACTACAAACAATAGGATTATCAGCTATTGACGTCTCTACTGGTTATAGTGTTGTCTATGAAGTTTATAATTTACTAGATGATCAAAAGAGAGCACTAGATGAAGCGTACCGATTTACCCAAACATTTCAACCCAAAGAATTAATCATCCATACCAGAAATGTCAAAATATCTCAAGAAGAACTACTACGCCATTTCGATCTCGGGCAATGTTTAGTACATTGCCGCTTCGAACAAGTCCCTAACGAATATTACCGTCTATCTTATCAAAATGAATTCTTAGAGAAAATCTTCCCCAAAACAGGCATGTTAAAACCAATTGAATTCATAAATTTAGAACGGTATCCAATTGCTATCATATCCTACATTTTATTGTTATCTTTTTGCTACCAACAAAAAGAAACAATCATTGACCAAATCGAATCTCCTGTTACTTGGAACAACAATAATTATCTAATCCTCGATAACAACTGTATCAATCAACTCAATATGACCTCTAATAGTACTCATAAATTATCAAGTATCACCAATCTAATGGATCAAACTAGTACGCCAATGGGTAAAAGATTACTCAAAGAGAGACTCTTATTACCATTAGTGGATCCTAAAAAAATTAATGAACGCTACGATTTACTTGAGTTTTTTAGACAAGTTGTGACGTCACCTGACCCTGAACGGCTTGGGTATCTTCATGGTCATCAAAAAATATATCTGTTTCAACAATATGAAACATACCTTAAACAAATTATTGATATTGAAAGACTACATCGCAAAATGTGTTTAGGATTCTTACAACCGTGTGAATTCAACCAGTTAGACCTATCTTATCAAGCAATACATAATATTATGGTTTTACTGACAAATCATTCACAAACGCAACTGATACCACATAGTCTGCAAAATAGTACCCTAATGTATATCACATATTACAACAAAATCCTCGACCTCAATGAAACTGCGAAATACAACATTAACAACAACGTTTCTGGTTCTTTCTTCCAAAAAGGATTCAATCCAGAGATTGATGAGTTCCAAGAGCAAATTGCCGATTACGATGAATATTTTCAACAATTAGTTACGGGTATGAGTTACGTTATTAATGGCTCAAATGATAAACCAGTTGTTACATATCAATACACAGAAGACTACGGTTATCATTTAGAGATCACAACCAACCGATGGAATACATTTGAATCAAAGTATTCAGATGCATTAATTATTAAGACAAAGAAGCATGAATATACGATTCATAAGAAACAATTAGAAGTCATTAAAAACCGCAACGGTAAGACATGTAAAGTGGTTTCAAACGAGATCAAATCTGTCTCTAATAAACTGTTAAAAAGTAAAGAATTACTGCTACACAAAATCACAGAAGTCTATCGCTTGTTTTTAAAAAACACATATAGCCAATTTAGTCTAACCATGAAACAGTTGGTAGATTTTATAGCGCTAGTTGACTTCTATAAGAGTAATGCCAAAACTAGCCTATTGTATAACTATTGCCGACCTAAAATAATTAATGAGACAAATGAAACCGCTAACTTAAAAGCAATTCAATTACGACACCCTTTAATTGAAAGAATCCAAGAAACTTATCAATATGTCCCACAAGACATCACATACGACCAATCAGAACAGGGTATTCTACTGTTCGGAGTCAATGCTTGTGGGAAATCAAGCTTAATGAAAGCCGTTGGGATTGCCGCGATTTTAGCACAAGCTGGTTTATATGTTCCAGCTCAAGAATTCACTATCAAACCATATCATTCGGTTATGACAAGAATCATTGGAAATGATAACTTATTCAAAGGGATGTCTTCTTTCGCGGTTGAAATGAGTGAGTTACGAGGTATCTTGAAGCGTGCTAATAGTCACTCACTGGTTCTAGGGGATGAAATCTGTCATGGAACCGAGACTTTTTCAGGCGTCTCATTAGTCGCATCAGCAATCATTACCCTATCCAAGTTAAAAGCTAATTTCTTATTTGCAACACATCTCCACCAATTATCACAAATTCATCAAATAACCGAGTTGAATACGGTTAAAATGTATCATCTAAGAGTCAAATTCGATGAACAAACAGGAAATTTAATATATGACCGACGCTTAGAGACAGGTTCTGGTCATCCCATCTACGGTATCGAAGTCGCTAAAGCTATGGATCTAGACCACTGCTTCATTGAACTAGCTAATACTATTAGGAAAGAGTTAATGGATGTTCCAGACATAACACCTATTAAAAAGTCCAAATATAACCAACAACTATACATTAATCAATGCGGTATTCCAGGTTGCCTCAAGACAGCGGAACTAACCCACCATATTAATTTCCAATGTGATGCAGATTCACAAGGGTTCATTCAGCATTTACAAAAAAACCACCGTTCAAATCTTCTACCATTGTGTAAAACATGCCATGCTATGGTTCATGATCAACAAGAAGGTCATTATCGCTACATTATTAGGGGATATATCATGACATCTGAAGGGCTCCAACTTGATTATGAAAAACTATTGAACAAAAATTCAGTCAACTTGTCGCCTAAAGTCACTTCTAAATTTTCCCTGAAAATGAAAAAAAAATGATTGTGGGGGGCGATGCCCCCCATAGCCCCCCACAGACCATATGAACTACCACTCCAATTCAAGATGGTTATGGGAACTTTAATGATACAAAAGGGTGCGAATTGTTGTACATGTAGTCGCTCAATTGAAGAACATGTATTTCAAAAAAATTGAAATACATCTATTCATTAATATAGTGTAATAATATAATAAGATTAAGATGATCATTCCCATGGTTTGTTTCTCTTGTGGAAAACCGATTGCTCATTTATGGTTTACATATCTTGAACTGTTAAAAAAATATGAAACGGACCAAAAGAACACTTCATCCGAGTACAGTCCTGTCTATTTAGCCCTTCGTGATCTTAAAATTGGTAGGGCTTGTTGTAGACGAATGTTTATATGCCAACACGATATGTATGAGCAAGTAAGGTAAAATCCAAAATATAACATAAAAAATAGTATTGTACTATTATAGTATTATAGTATTATAGTATTCAAATATGTCAACTGTCACTCCTAGTAACGATTTCCTTCAGGTCCAACCCGAAGTTCAATCAAGCCGTGTCATGAGTCAAGATCAACTCAATGACCATGAAATTAAAGCAATGGAAGACCAACAAAGAAAATTAAAGTATTTCACAGATACAACAAATGAAGAACAACAACAACAACAAGAGCGAGAACTTTTTATTAACTTGTCTTTGGTTACTCTATTTAGTAAAATGTCATCAACAATTATTGATATTATTAATGAATTACTCCAGATTACACGGGATTCGCAAATGAATGAAATTATTTATATTTTTATTCAAAAAGATCGATTAATTTATCTCGGAATGCTATTCGTCATTATTTCGATCGCAATGTATTTAATAGATGTAACGCAATAAAAATTGATAATTTAATTAATACATTAATACATTAATACATATATATTTATAAATATTAATGATGAATATCACGGGTCAATGTGGGGTAGAAGGATGTCTCGATAAAACATTTGTGGATCTAAACAAATGTTTAGTTAAGGACTGTTATCATAGGCACTTTCTGCTTGGTAGTTATTTTGATGGTCACACGACCAATTACAAATATTCAGATTTTTGTAAGATGCATTATACACGCGGATGTACAGATTTAATTCAAGAAAGGGATCCTGATAAATATTGTTGTAAACACATATGTCATATCGGTTCATGCCAAGAAAAAGCTCAAGATACTTATAAATTTTGCCAAAAACACTGTTGTATTGCTATAGATTGCCCTAATAGTGGAGGTGAACAGTTGTTATATTGTTATGACCATAAATGTAGGGATGTTTCTTGTTTAGAGTGCCGAGTTGAACCTTTTAGTTATTGTTTAGACCATAAATGTGGTGTTGATTTATGTAAGGAAAAACGATACATTGGGAAATTTTGTCAATATTGTAACAAATATAAATGTACTATAAATGACTGTCAACGAATTAAAGAACATAATTCACTTTTTTGTAAAGACCATCATTCACATGATACTACAACCGATTGAATTACATAACACGATGACAATATGATATATCATAAATAAAAATGGACAACCTAAATGGGAAAAAAATAGCATTCTACACCCTATTCTTTGGTAACGATGCTAATTGGGCCAATTTAATTCCACATGTCCCATCCGAACACCACGATTGTTACTATTTTACCAATAATCAACAGACCTATAATAAAGTTACTTGGTCAAAATGGAGCTATATTTTTATGGATCATATCCCGATTCATAATGACGATGTTAAAGATGCCATGAGTACTAAAGAAATGAAAGCGTGCCCACACCGTTTTCCAATCTTAGATCAATATGATTATACCGTATACTTTGATTCGAAAAATTTTCTTGATGCAGATAAAATTATCAAATTAATAGAGGACTTAGATCATTCTAATAGCCATATGATTTTACCTGAACACTCATGTCATTTTCATAATGTTTGGGATGAGTATAATCTATGTCTCAAGTATCCTAAGTATGCTTCACAGCAAACCCAATATAAAGCCTATCTAGACAAATATCTACAATTAGGGTTCACAGAACACATTAATACACATTATACTACCCATCTGATCATCAGGAAAAAATCAGACACAACAAGAGAAATTAATGAGACATGGTTTAGACATATTCAAGAATGTGGTATAGAATGTCAAATCAGTTTCAGTATTGTTCAACAACTATATCAAGACACCATTCAACCAATCGAATACTTATCATGTTATTCATACATGTAACATACAATCAATCTATTCCATTTTTTATCTGATATAAGTATATCAGATAATCAATTAATTATCTAACGATGGATTATCCTTATTCTAGAAAAACACGATACAATGCATCGAATAATTTTTGGTTTTTACCAACTGACTTATTCGCAACCGCTCAAGATAATGAGCAATCATCTAAAACACTCCGCAGTTCACCAATTCTCTCTTATCTCGATGAAATTAGTCGCAAAGATAAATTTACTTATATTCTATTGATTCTAGCGATCATTTTATTCATATACCGAATTAACCTCAATTGGACTGTCTGGATTGGGTTATTTATCGGTGTGTTTTTCGTGTATTATCTCAATGAACAAAATGCGGTACAGTTAAATAGTGATGCAGATCAACTGTGGTCAATACTTAAAAGTCCACTCCTAAATAAAACCAAATATTTCATTACTGACCCACCCTTCATTAGGTGGGTTAGTGATGTCAGTGAATTGAAAAAAAATAATGTAGTTGAGTTTAATAATACTATCATGTCACTTGATCGTCTCCTTAAACTAATCTATGAAATTAAATTAGGAGTTACTCACTGTAAAGAAAACTTGGACTTAATACATGACCTCAAAGTAAAGGCATTAAACCAGTTCCACTCTATGGTTTATAATTTGGGAAAGGAAATGACGGCTGCCGATATTAGGGAAAAATATAACCATTACTTTAAACAATTGGGTCACTTGCTTAATGACCGTCATGCTAACTTGATCAAGATTTGTAAACTGTATTATATTATGAAACCTGTTGATATTGAAACGCGTTTTGATGTGACCAGTATGGATGAACCAACCGCAAATGATCACAAATACAACGGGCATTATAATTACTATAACTAAGTACTAAGTACTTAGTACTTAGTACTTAGTACTAAGTACTTAGTACATCTCATATCGCAGGTAATAAGGCAAATCATAAAATACTCTCTCACTAACCTCTAATACTATACCAATATCACGATATTCTATGAGATAAACGGTTTTAGAACCATCCTGAGTGGACTTTCTAACCTGACAGATTAATCCATTGGGGTCAAATACATGAATAAGCATACCATTAATTGATTAATCAAAATAACTAATTAATCAATTAATTAAATCATTTTTTTAGTTTTCTTCTTCATTCTTCTTGATGTTTAGTTGTGTGACTATCTTGCGCTGATAACATGTATCTGATAAATTATAAATATGACTGTTCCATGTTTGGAGGTCATATTCCTCTAGTAAGCGGTTCGGTGACATATTTTGACCCAAGTTTTTAGTAATCAGGTGATTAATCCCTTTCAAATAACTATTCTGTAAATTATTCGCAATTTTTTTCCCAAAATTATCCTTATTATCAATAATTTTCTCATGTTTTTCATTGTAATAAGAAACTCTACTCTTATTACGATCTATAAACTGAATATTATCAGTATTATCAGACATATAAATTTTCTCGATTAGTTTACAATCACCTGATAAATCAGATAAAGCACAGTCTTTAATATACTCTATTGCCTGATCAAAATTACCTAGACTATCTGTCAACATATCTAGATAATTATCACCCTTGGAGACACAGATCACCTGTAACACCTGGTTAATGGTATTATTCGGCTTCTGTTTAAGTGTAGTAATATCTTTATTGGTTTGCTCTTTGAGTTCTTCAATTTGTTTCTCTAGTTTGATAATCTTCTCAGACATATTTTGATTAATATTTGACACCGTTTGGGATGTATTTTTCATCACCTTACAACGCTTCTCATTTAAGTGTCTCGTTAAACCATATTTCCTAACAAATTGTTGTTGACAATGTTGACAAATGAAAGACATCTTATAATCATTTACGATATAAATATCTAAATATTTATTTTATTTATACACGATGGATGATGTTTGCCCCAATTGCCCCAAATTACCCCAAAATGAAAGAATTGCCCCGAAAACTGCCCCAAATTACCCCGAGTAATCCTATTTCTTGTTATTTTATAAAGGTCTTTTACAACCGCAAAACGACAAATTAGATTCAGTGAATTTTAAACCGTTTACTATATTATGAGGCATCACACTATGATTAAAAACAATTTTTCCATTTTATTTTTGTCATTTTAGGTGTTCACAGGAAATCGTAAAACCTACATTTTTAACAAAGCAAAAACCAAGAGTACTAAATCATATCAGAGCATGAAAAACGCGATTTCTGACGATCGCCCCAATTTGCCCCAATTTTGGGGCAATCGTAGGTACTGACAAAGCAAATTTGTGATCACACATACCCCACAAATTGTTAAATCCGATTTTTTTTAACAATTTTTAACAATTGGATCATAGAATTTAACAATTTTACAAGCATTTAACAATTTCACCTTAACAAAATTGTTAAATTTTTACGTCGTTATTTACAAGTTTTGTTAAATCAAAAAATCATAACAAATGTTTACGTGCTCATAAAAAATTGTTAAATGTTTTTGTGAACAGCTAAAAATCATAAATCAAAAATGAGCTTAACAATCGAGATATGTTAGGAACACCTAAAATAATCATAACATCACAACATTAATGTTTTTGAAATGTTCCGATTCAGAGCAAAGGATCATAAACATCATAAAATTCTCGGGGCAATCATATATTACCATGACGTAAAAATCATAACGCAAAAAATTAAAAAAGTCACTACGTTTTTTGATCATAAAAATTTCCCAAAAAACATTTTGCTTTGCCTAAATCAAAGCAATAAAAATTTAAAAGGGAGCCTCCCCAAAGGGAGCTAGTGATCATTAAAACTTCATTATTTTAGGATTTTTATAAATGACCCAGTGGATGGTGTACGAAAAATCTTGATTTTAAAAATCAGAAATAATGATTATTTTCGATTTTTCGGATTGGAAAATTTTTTTTTTTAAAATTTTTTTTATTTGAATTTTTTTTCATAATTTTAAAATCACGATTTTTTCGAAATAGTTTTTTCACTATTAAATTGCGTGAGGGGTCGATTTAATAGTACCCTAAAAAAAATCTCATTTTCATGTTTCGTTTTTGTGAAATTTTTTTTTTCGTCAATCAAAAAAAGCTCTTTGAGACTAACCTTACTAAAAAAAAAGTTTTTTGAGCTAGTGACCCTCCCAAAGGAGAAAATAAATCCAAAGTAAAATCATAATTTATAATATTTGAAATATTTGAAATATTATGAATTTTATGAATTTTTATGAATTTCTAATTTTATCACTAATAAATTGCATTAAATCTTCATGACCCCCAAATTGTGCTCCATGTAATCCCCGTTCATATTCACTTGTTCCCTGATCAATCATCAATTGAGCCAAGTCTTGATGTCCACCACGGCACGCGCCATATAATCCTAGGTCGTAATCAGTAGCACCGTTCTCAATCATCATGTGAGCGAGTCCTAAATGTCCACCACGGCAAGCTCCATATAATCCGCGGTTCCAATCGCTAGCCCCATGTTCAATCATAAGTTGAGCAAGAATCACATGACCACCATGACAACTGGAATATAATCCTCGATTAAAGTCATCAGCTCCTAATTGGATCATTAATCGTGTTAAGACTAAGTAACCACCATAACATGCACCATATAATCCTACATTCCAGTCTGCTGATCCCTTATCAATCATCATTTGAACTAGATTCAAATGGTTTCCTCGACAAGCACCATATAATCCTAGATTCCAGTCATCTGCTCCTTTATCAATCATAAATTTGACCAGATCTGGATTACCGTTCCGACAAACTCCATATAATCCGACGTTCAAATCGTGCACCCCTTGATCAATCATGTAATTGATCAGACCCAGATGACCACCCCGACAAGCTCCGTACAACCCTCTCTCAAAGTTATCTTCTCCATGATGAAGAGCATAATTGACTAGATGATATGAGTTATTATAGGCACCATATTTTAAGATTTGATATAGTTTTGTAGAGAGTATTTGTTTGAGTGTTAGTAGATGTCCTTTATTGGTTGTTAAGAACGGTTCATCGATGAGGTGATACCATAGTCGTGATACCTGTTTGAGAGTCATTTGATCATCGATGTCTAACAACTGAACGATATGATAAAGAAGATATTGGTCAAGTGTTTCCATATTCGGATATTAGTTTAGACAGTTTTATATTGATTCTAAGTACTATGGTAAACCAGAGTGATACCTAATAAAGATTTTTAAACGTACGTTTATATGTAATTTTAAATATATTTATTTAACTTAGAGATTATTTAAGTTAAATATTTAAATGATACATCATATTGAAAGTCGAGAACAAAGAGTTATGCGTCCATTATTGGATTTCTACTCCAAAGAAGCTAATTTTAGGTTATTTTTAGATATTGTTGTCTTGAAAACAAGAAATATTCCATTAAGAGTTTTTGATTGGTTCGTGACTAATTATTCAAAGAAGAATGATGTCTCTTATATTATTAAGAGACCTAATAATAAGGTTGAAGTATTCAGTGTTTACCGTAGGTATCGTGCACAATTAAAAGGTTGTAAGAAAAAAGAGTTTGATCCTTTTTGTCGTGGCGACCCGATTATGTTAGAATATCAATCCCCTATTGATCAATCAAAGACAGCATTTGAAACGGCTGCATGTCAGTTAAAGTTCTTTAAGTGGGTCATAGAGAATCTCTTAGTCAATTATATTGAAACGAACTATGACGCGATTTATGCTGATATGAGAATCAATTCAAGTAAATCTAAGAAAGAACTATTAAATAAGAAGAAAAAAAATGAGTTATCACTGTCTATTTTTCAGCAAATTCATGTATCTAATGGTGGTATGACAATCAATTTGAAACAATAATATCAACCATGACCAGATAATCATCCATATTATCTTTTAACTCATGAGGGTCAAATTTTTTATATTGAAAGTTTTTATCCAGAAAACACATTGATTGATTTTTATATTTGTCAAATTTATTAACGAATTCAGAAATACTTATAATATTATATTTAATTGGTGTTCCCATTCCTAGATCAATTTCAGTATATTCTGAAACGGTTCGAGGACGTGTGAAAAAATACGTCCTATCTCCACCGATTGTGAAATCATTGACCTTATTAGACCGTAGATAGTCCCATATATAGTATAATATATGGGACTCTCCGCGGTCATAAGTCTCCTTAGATATGATAACTAGTACAGATTTATTAACCATTTTTTTTCAATCTTATATAAGATTGAAAGATAAATCATTTTTTATTTTAAATTCATTCATTTCATTTCCATGTCAGTCATTCATTAGACTATCATAGTATGGTTGTGTGATGTCCTTTAATTCGTTTGAGGATAGTAATCCTTGTGAGAGATAGTCAATTTTAAATCTTTTATTAAGATTCTTAATGAGGCATTTATTAAATGCCTCTAATAGACACCGTTCGTTATTTGTCAAATCTAACTTTTGTTCTAATTCGGTGTATTGAGGGGGGCTCTTATCCAAAAGCTTTTGACGGTACCGTATTAATTTATTAGCAATTTCTTCTTTATATGCCCACATTGGTCGTAAATTGACAATATCTTGGCTATCACAACACTCAAGAGTCTGAAGCAAGCGCATAATACGTCCTTCACAACAATGAAGTCCTACAGAATCGGAACCGCTGTTGTTTTGGCAATCTGCTAATTGTTCGATCAAATTAATTTTTAATTGTTCTTGTTGATTAATATTTAGTGGATGATTGATGCGTTCCCATATTAGTCTTATTAGTTCTTTCTCAGTGATTTCTCCGTTATGATAACTGGCATTAATTTCCTCGATTGATACTAAGGTATTTTCGGCATTTTCTAGTTTCTCTAAGTTTGGATCGGGGCTAAATTCAATTAATTCTCGGATACAATTAAAAGCAGACTCAATTGTGTAGATCTTCTGATCAGAAGTGGATAAATTTTGAATCACATTGAGTGCATTTCTTTTCAAGCACATATTATGAACATTATGCTTGTCTTCGATCGCAAGGTCAGTTCGATCCTCAATAGGGATACGGTAGATATGATGCTCAATTGTCACGGGCTGATAAATGGTTTCGATACGGTATCGGCAACGGTATTTATATGTTATATACAATACACAACAACTACAAAAGCAAACTAGAGTGATAACTAAAATGAGAGGGTCTCTTACTTTTAATTCAGTAAATAGTAGTTTATACATAAGTTATACTCTTATGTATAAAATTTTAATAGTAAATAAACAAAATCAACCTCTTTTTATATTTACAACTGGGTGAATTAGTTCATTTGAAATGTGATGTGCGTTTGTACTCTTTTTATAATAAACTAGCATGCGTTCCATTGGTTTTATTTTTAATAGTGGAAAAATGTAACTCTTAGCAAATTGAATCAAAACGGGACTTATCCCATCTACATTCAATAAATCACTTAATTGATCTGATGTCATGTCTGCTTTGACTATCTGTCTCATAGATAGTGTTAAAGACGCAATAGTGGTCGTTTTCTTCTTCAAATAATACTCAATGTAACGTTCAATGAAGATGTGATGTAACAGTACTTCCATAAGGGTTGCTCCTAGTGCCCAATAGTCTACCTTAAACCATTGTTTTAGTGTCTCTGGAAGTTGATCTAATATTAGCTCAGGAGCCATATAATATGCCGTACCGCCAGCCATAGAGCTATAACATGATTCCATACGGCATGCTAATCCAAAATCGATATATTTAATATTCATATTAGTTGGATCAATCATAATATTATCTGGTTTAATATCACGGTGTGCAACACCATTAACATGTATTAATTTAAGGCCTTGAGCCAGATTAGTCATGATTTTTCTACTATTCATATTACTAATAGTTGGTGTCTTTTGAATGAAGTGACTAAGGGGGATATATTGACCTAAATATTCTGTGAAGATATAAAAATACTCATTATCTTCCATAAAATCAAGATAACATAGAATATCCTGATTACATACTTCTGCTAACTGACTTAGTATCCCAACTTCAGATAAAATTATTTTTTCTTGTTTCTTTTTCATTTTATCTGTATTCATTGCTTTAAGGATCTTCTTAATTACAACGGTTTGATTTTTTTTCTTATCATAAGCACTAGATACACTTCCAAAACTACCTGAACCTAGTAGTTTTTTGATAACAAAGTTAGATTTTGTAAAATTTCGTGTTAGTCTGGTATCTGACATTCTGTATATAATTATTCATTAGATAAATAATAATGATTGAGTAGATTTAGTTTTTTTAGTAAGAAGACGTTTCTAGGATTATTATTGATCTGCATCCTTTTATTGAGATACACTATTTTTTTCCCTGTTGGTAAAGTTTTGATAATATAAGGTGGATTATCATCATCAGTACTCGTAATATTTTTCTCTACAACAATAGAAGAGTATTCATTTTTCATAATATCAGTGATGACTCGGTATCCATCTAATAGTTGTTCCCAGAAGCGTCCTCCAGTAATAATAACATTACCTTCTTGAAAAATTAGAAAAGATACTTCTTTACATAAACAGTGATGGTTTTTTTTCTTACCCATTGATTTACAATTACTCTTACATAAAACCCGACTAATGTACTTGACATTGATGCCTTGATAGTTACTGGGTTCAAATTTTGCGGATGAGATGAGTCCTTGGGACTTATACTTATCATTAAGTATTTGCGTAAAAATTTCACGATTATTTTGGAAACCAGCATTAAACATTGTATTATAATTTTCAATACTGACATTAATTTCTTTATCAAATAAATCCTTATCAAATGTGAGCGGTAAAATCTCAGTTTTAGACTCATATAGGTTCTTCATAATAGTATGAAGATTATTGTCTGGTTTGTCTAATTTTTCAAGCAAGATTTGATTGGGAAAATATAAGTGAATAATATTGAAAATTTGGACCATTCGTAGATACTTATCAATATCAAGCGGATCATTGTATTGTAAAAAGCCTTTTTGAATCGGGTCACATTGGTCTAAGTCTAAGTCTTGATCTAGGTTAGTATATTTTTCTATAAATTTCTTATTAAGTATTAAATCAAGCCTTAAATCAATGTTTATTCCATATAATGAGAATATCTTGAGAAAAACTAAATAATTTTTAGCAATAAATTTTAAATATGCTGAAGAACTATCAAAATAATCGCTAAATTTTGAATTTGGTTTAATGGTATAACTGTCTTCTAGGTCTTTAACTTTTTGTTTGAGAATATTGACTACAATCTTTCCTTCATCTTTAGATAACCCACCTGTAATAACAATTTTACCGTTTCCAAAAATTTTTAAATTAAGTTTCTTGTCACTTGTAAGCGGTTTAACAATGATTGTGCATTGATTAGAAAAGTCCTTTCTAGTGGTTCTTCTGCTTGTTTTCATTGCCTTCTTTGTCTTACTTTTAATCTGTCCTTCTTCTATGATTCCAAGTAATTTTTTCCCAATAATTTGATCATCTAAGACTAATTTTTTAGCTAATAGTTCCAGATTAATGTTACAATTAAGGTATGTTTTACAAGTAACAATGATCAGTTTTAATTGGTCTGGTTCTGGAGAGATTTGTGGAGAATTAGATAAGAGGTCTTCTACAATGTCTTGGTCAATATCCATGTGAATAATAATAATAATTATTATTCATAATATCAATGTAGTAATCGGTTTCAATTTTTTAATTGAATATGATTGATACGTAATTACATAAATAGTTATGACTAACATTAATCATAATAGACAAGTATTATGTCAAATATATGTTTAAGAATTGTAAATCACAACGATTTGGACGAAAATACTAAAATAATTTATCAAGATTCTGATAAACACAAGAGTAAGAGAGGAAGACCGAGGAAGAATCAAGAACTCCTACAACACCCCCAGCAGCAACAACACCCCCACCAACCACAACTGCTACAACAACCACAACTGCTACAACAACCACAACTGCTACAACAACCACAACTGCTACAACAACCACAACAGCAACCACAACTGCTACAACAACCACAACAGCAACCACACCCCCACCAACCACAACTGCTACAACCACAACTGCTACAACCACAACCACAACAGCAACCACAACTGCTACAACTGCATCAGCCACAACCACAACTGCAACAACCACAACTGCCACAACTGCATCAGCCACAACCACAACTGCAACAACCACAACTGCCACAACCACAACAACTACAACCGCAGATAGAAGACCCTAGACTAGAAACAACTGTATCATGTGATACAATAATTATTCCTAAAAAGAGAGGACGTAAGAAAAAAAATGAGAGATTGAAAACGGTAGATCAGTCTAAGCAATTTAATGAAACGATTTATACAAAGAGTTATATTGTTCAATTAAAAATCAAATCATCTGATTTGGATAAAATCCAGAAGGATTTTATTAATGAGACTCAGATTAGCGGTTATGGACAGCAATTATTGGAACATAGTTTCACTAATACAGAGACAATAGAAGATTACTCTAGTCTATTAAATAAACTGGAGTTACCACTCTTACATAATGTTCAAGTTGCAGAAAATTTCCCAAATGTTCCTAATCTGTATCAGAATATTGTGATCCCTATTTTACCAGCCAATGTACCAATTAAACTATTTGATGATATGAAGTCTTACAATAATTCAAAAAATGACGAGATTTGTGACGCCTATAGAGATACTAGAAATTTACTCTTACCATTACTAGATAATCACGGTTTATGGCCAGAAAAATCCCCATATGCATGTTGGAATTGTGATTTCCACTTTAGTGGAACTCCGTGGGGCATCCCAGATAACCAGAAGGAGCCAATTAACGGTTTGTTCTATGGTTATGGTAATTTTTGTTCTCCTGAGTGTACTGCTAGATATATCTCTGATCGCGAAAATACCGTTGAATTTTGGGAGAAATACAGTATCTTATGTCTAATTTATCAGACTGTTTTTAATTTACCCCCAGAATCTAAGGTTATGTTAGCACCTCCAAGAGAAACTCTTAAAAAATATGGTGGCAAACTATCATATGAAAGCTATCATAATCTCAATAAGCAGGCTCAAACGGTAGAAATTTACAAGTTACCAATGGTACCAGTTCGTCTACATATTGATGAAATGTCACGGTCTTCTAACATTGAGAACCTAATACAGAAAGGTATGAACGACCACAGTGTTCGTAAGCAAAAGAAAGTAATACCTATTGATCCGATTAAGGTGAGTCAAGCAGAAGAGAATATTAGAAATAGAACACTTGGTTTATCAGAGAACAAATATACATTAGATCATTGTTTACAAGATAGGCGATGAATTTTATTGTGATGTCTATAAAATATAAATTATCTAAACTTAAATGAACTTTAAGTTTATATCAATTATTTCCATATGAGTAAAATTATTACTAGTTTTGATATAGGTATTCGAAACCTTGCCTATTGTATCTTGGAATATCTTCCACATAATCTATCGGGTAATCAATTCAAGATTCATGATTGGAATGTGATTGATTTACTAGATACAGTCGAACATCCAAAGGATCCCAAGTGCCAGACTAAGTATAAGTCTGGTACCAAAATTGGTCAAATATGCGGTCAATTAGCACATTATTATTATTTAGATGAACGTGGTCAAAAAATCAGTGTTTGTCGGGTTCACTCAAAAAGCGAATCTATGACAAACCTAAAGAGAAATTATACGGTAGCAAATACTAGTTTGTATGAATTGGCACGGTTAGCGATTAATATTCTTGATAAGATAGATTTTAACAAGAGTCAAGAGATTGTTATAGAGTCTCAACCATCAAAGAATCCCAAAATGAAAAACTTTTCTATGATTTTACTTAATTATTTTATTATTCGATATATTGTTGAAAAACCAGAACATGAGCAGACACTTCAGGATGTGAAGTTTATTAATTCAAGAAATAAGTTAACAGTCTATGATGGTGAATACGTTGATTGTAAACTAAAGGGACAATATGCACGCAATAAATTTTATGGTAAGGTCTATTGTCAGCATTTAATAAGACATAATGTGGAGCGGTTAGATTTTTTGAAAAGTTTTAAGAAAAAAGATGATTTATGTGATTCTTTTTTACAAGGAGCATGGTATCTCCTTAACAGTTACAAACCAATCACTAGTACTCAGAGAGTCCCTATACAAGATCCAGTACCCCCACAGAACGACACTCCCAAGAAGTTTGTATTGAGACTTAAACGTCCTATCGGTCCTATCGGTCCTATCGGTCCGATCGTTCCTCATCCAACTGGTAAAGAGTATTTGAAATCGGTTAAAAAGAGCACAACAACAATGCAAACGAGGAATGCCTATCATTTGAATAAGTATCGGCAACTTAAGAGAGGTTGTAAACCAGCAACCAATGCTCATAAGTATACTTTATCAAATATCAAATATGTAGTTGATCATAATCAATTTGATTCATCTAATAATATACTTATGTCAGCAATCAAATATTACTTTGATGATAAAGTTAATCTAATTGAAAAAGGCGTTTAAATATATATTAATTAAATTTTGTTATAAAATATAGTTTAAAATTTTAATGTCACAAACAGATATGTCTAAAATGAAAACATCGACTATTATTAATAATTTAGTTAATGAAAAGAGAGAACCTACACCTACACCTAGACCTACATCAACACCATTGACAAGTTTTTTTGGGAAGAAACCAGTTGGTAAATCAATAAATTTTAATAAAGAAGTTATTGATACGACGATGATTGATAATAGTCTCAAAATGTTAAATATAGATGAACAAAAACCAATTAATAAGAAGACCAAGGACCTCAAGGACCCCAAGGACCCCAAGGACCTCAAGGACCTCAAGGACCTCAAGGACCTCAAGGGCGAACCCAATGACGATGTTAAGAGTGAACGTCAGATTGATTTAGTTTTAAAAGAAGAGGAAAGGAAACAGATTACTCAACCAGTACGTCCTAAAAATATAACAATCCCATCTAATATTGATTTTGGAATCGATAAGATTGCCAATAAGGAGGTACTTGATGCTATCTCTGATGATGAGATAGATTCTGATGATCAAAAAGGAGCCAAATTATTTCAATCACATTCCCCTAAACAGAAAAAGATAGTTCCATTAAATTTTAATAGGATTGGTATAGATGACGACGACGAAGGAGACGACGACGACGAAGGAGACGACGACGAAGGAGACGACGACGGCGAAGGAGACGACGACGAAGGAGACGACGAAGGAGACGACGAAGGAGACGACGACGACGACGACGACGACGACGATGAAGGAGACGACGACGAAGGAGACGATGATGACGAAGGAGACGACGATGATGACAACGGCAGAGACAAAGTTAAAGAAAACGGTAGAGACAACGGTAGAGACAACGGTAGAGACAACGGTAGAGAAAACGGTAGAGACAACGGCAGAGAAAACGGCAGAGACAACGGCAGAGACAACGAACCAATTGAAAGTGACGTGAGTGAGATCAATCTTGGAGCAGATGGCGATGATACTAATGATTTACTAGATGATGATATGTTTAAGAAGAGAAAATTTCGTAAATTAACAAAACATCAGAGAAATGTTCTCAAAAGGAGGGAGTTAACACTACTAGAAAGATTAGAGAAGAAGGGGTATAAACCATGTAAAAAATTCAGTATGATCGATAAATTAGAAGACATTGTTACTGAGAGAGAGAGACTTGATGATGAAAAAGGATGTGAAGAAAGTATTAAATGGCAGAGAAAGATTATTATGGGTGCTTCAACGGGAATTGAGTACTTAAATAAGGTTTATGATCCGTTTGATCTAAAACTTGAGGGTTGGTCAGAATCAATTTATGAGAATATTAACGATTATGATGAAGTATTTGAAGAGCTTTATCACAAATATAAGAAAAAGGTACATGTCGCACCTGAAATTAAATTAGTTGGTATGTTTGCTGGTAGTGCGTTGATGTTCCACTTTTCTAAAACTCTTTTCAGTAAGGCATCTGATCAGGTGCCAGGTTTTGAGGATGTCATGCGTGATAATCCTCAAATTAAAGAAATGTATGAACAAGCCGCTTTAAAGAAGATGAATATGAATAATAATCAAGCTAATTCTCCAATGAGTTCAATGATTGGTAACTTTTTCGGTAATCCAATGTTAGGTAATATGATTAGTGGTTTAATGCCACATCAACAACCACAGCAGCAACAACAGCAACAGCAACAGCAACAACCGATGTATAACAATAATATTATGATACCTAGAACTCCTAGACAACCACAGCCACAGCCACAACAACAATCACAACAGCAACCACAACAGTCAGCGAAAATTGAGATCGATGGTCCCAGTGGGGTTGATGATCTATTGAAATCCTTAACAAAAGGGACAAATGATGAACTAACCGAGAAATTATTATCTGATATTGAGACCAATGGAAGTTTACCAGATTTAGATAATGATGTTAAAACGGTGTCGTTCTCTAACAAGAGAACAACAAAGGGTAGTAATCAAAGAAAGAAATTAAATTTAAAGCTCCATTAAGCTCCAGTAGGTCCGTAAGGACCATAAGGACCGTAAGGGACATTATAGTATATAAAACCTAATTATAGAATTATCTACTTTCTATAATTATCTGGATATCCTCGTAATTACCGTTAAAAAAATATATGAGTTTTTAATATAAACTATTATGGAACATATATTGACAGGCATATTGATAATCATATATGCTGGCATTATTATCATTGCTTCTAAGACACCACGGAGGCAAATCCCGTCGCCACCTGAGTTTGAGACTGAGATGAATGAGCCTAAGTTTAATCTAATACCACCAAGTCCCAGACCAACAACTATATTACCTAAACCACCCACCACAACTACATTTCCCAAATCAAAACAAACACTAACTGTAGCTCCCAAACCCAAATCAACACCAACCATCGCACTTAAAACGAAATCAATAACACCAACAATCGCACTTAAAACGAAATCAATAACACCAACAATAGCACCAAAACTAACACCAACTGCAACCATCACACCTAAACTAACACCAACTGCAACAATCGCACCTAAACTAACACCAACTACAACCATCACACCTAAACCAACACTAACATCAACCACAACTATCGCACCTAAACTAACACCAACTGCAACCATCACACCTAAACCAACACTAACATCAACCACAACTATCGCACCTAAACTAACACCAACTGCAACCATCACACCTAAACCAACACTAACATCAACCACAACTATCGCACCTAAACTAACACCAACTGCAACCATCACACCTAAACCAACACTAACACCAACCACAACTATCGCACCTAAAACAACACTAACACCAACAACTATCGCACCTAAACCGACACTAACACCAACCACAACCATCGCACCTAAACCGACATCAACCATAACAACCACAACAACAATCGCACCTAAACCGACATCAACCACATCAATCGCACCAATCGCAACCACAACCATCGCACCTAAACCGACATCAACCACAGCAACAATAGCACCAATCGCAACCGCAACCATCGCACCTAAACCGACATCAACCACAGCAACAATCGCACCAATCGCAACCACAACCATCGCACCTAAACCGACATCAACCACAGCAACAATAGCACCAATCGCAACCTCAACTATCGCACCTAAACCGACATCAACCACAGCAACAATAGCACCAATCGCACCTACACCAGCACCTGAGCCGACAGGTGTACCGACTGGTGCACAGTGTACTTTATCCAACTTTGATAAAGTACCAGATATGGCAACGAATCTGAGTGATGAATGTTATGCTAAGATATGGAAGGATGTTGGTTGTACTACCAAACCAATGATTAGTGATTGGTCAAAAAAACAAACCAAGAGTGCCTTAATTCAGGATTCCAAATTATGGTCTACTTTAAAGGATGTAAACCATATGAAAGGTTGTTATGGAACAGAAGAACCAATTATTAAAGCAGAAACAACCCCTGTTGGAACCCCTACAGGAACCCTGACAGGTCTTCAATGTACAATGGCTAATTTTGATAAAGTGCCAGAGGATGCGACCAATTTGAGTGATGAATGTTATGCTAAAATATGGAAAGATTCTGGTTGTACTACTAAACCTATGATCAGTGATTGGTCTAAAAATCAAACTAAGAGTACTTTAATCCAAGATTCTAAACTGTGGGCTACTTTACCAGATGAACAGCACAAGATAGGTTGTTATGGAGCACAAGAATCCAAACCTGAAGTAGTCGTAGTACCAGCACGTGTTTATCAGAAATTAGAGAAAACCGATTATGAAGGCCAAGGTGATCTTAAGGACCTTGACGGTGATTTGGACACTTGTCAAAAGGAGTGTGATAAGACTGACAAATGCACAGGTTTTATGATTAAAGGCAACACACACTGTTGGTTAAAGGATAATACGGTTAAGGTTCCAAATTATTCACCAGATTTGACATATTACTACACAGGAACTGCTCCTTCAGCAGCAGCAGTAGAAGCACGTGTGTATCAGAAATTTGAGAGCACAGGTTATGAGGGTCAAGGTGATATTAAGGAAATCGAGGGTGATGTTGCGGCCTGTCAGAAAGAGTGTGATAAAACTCCTAAATGTAAAGGGTTTGTCAGTCAAGCGAATACACGTTGTCGGTTGAAGGATGATACTACAACGGTTCCAAATTATGATCCTTCTTTGACATATTATTACACAGGAAACTCTCTTTCAAATGCAGCCACTAAACCGCGTGTTTATCAGAAATTAGATGCTACAAATTATAGTGGTCAAGGTGATCTTAAGGAGCTCGATGGTGATGTCACTGTGTGTCAAACAGAGTGTGATAGGACACTTAGATGTAAGGGATTTGTCAGTAAAGCCAACAGCCATTGTTGGTTGAAGGATGATACCACACAGAAGCCATCATATGATCCAGAGTTAACGTATTATTACACAGGTACCGCTCCATCAGACGCAGCAGTTAAGCCGAGACAGTATCAGAAATTAGATGGTACTGATTATCCAGGGCAAGGTGACATCAAAGATATTGATGGTGATGTCAACATATGTCAGAAAGAATGTGATAAGACACCAGAGTGTCAAGGTTTTACTATTAGAGGGAATACTCATTGCTGGTTGAAGAATAATCAAGCAAAGACTCCTAAATTTGACCCTGTTCAAACTTATTATTATACTGGAACTGCTCCATCAACCGCAGCCATTGAACCACGTGTTTATAAGAAATTAGAAAGCACTGATTATGTCGATCAAGGTACTCTTAAGGATCTGGATGGTGATGTTGTAGCATGTCAAAAAGAGTGTGATCAGACGCCTAATTGTAAGGGTTTTGTTAGTAAAGCGAATACACATTGTTGGTTAAAGGATACTACTACCAAGACTCCAACTTATGCCCCTGAGCTGACATATTATTACACTGGTGAGGCTCCTTCAGAAGCAGCGATTGCCCCAGGTACAGGTCGTTATATTCAAATCTCACTATCTGAGATAGGTCCTCTACATCCTGCAGAGGTGCGTGTCTTTTCAACTGATGAAAAGATAAATTTGGCACTCAATAAACCAGTGACACAGAGTAGTTTCTTGGATCAAGACAAGTTCCCCAGTAAATTCTTAGTGGACGGTAATCTATCTAATTTTGCTCATACTAGTGGTAAGGATCAAGGGTGGATGCAGATTGATTTAGGAGCCGATTATCCTATTACCCAGATCGTTGTTTATAACCGTGTGGATTGTTGCCAGGATAAAATCAATGGAGCGGTTGTGTCTATTTTTGCGAGTAATCAGAAGTTAACCTTTATGTCTGATAAAATCAATTATGCTAATGAGACAGGTAATGCTGCCTATGTCATTGAACCTCCTACCAAGACTATTAAATATTTCGCATATCAAGACATGGCTCCTAAGTTACCGTTTAAATATAACTGGAAATGTGTTTCAGGATTGGATAGTCCAGTTAGTATGAACGAAACAGGTGACGTCCAGTGTATGTCATCTAACGCTCATGATTGCCTTCCTGGATGTCAACAGAATATCCAGGTGCCTCCGCGAACCATTAAACCATTAGTGTGTGGAGAAATGCATAAAATTGAGTGGGGTAACAATGGATATGATAATCCTACTAGTTGGTGTAATACCGTTAAACCTGGTGTTAAAGGAGTGGTTAAGAAGTGGGGTAAATGTGTGGCCAGTGATGAATGTGAAGGTGTTGATGATTATTGTCGTCAAGGTGACCAGCGTTGTTTGAGTGATGCTGATTGCACTCAAGCTAATACTATTGATAATACCACTCGTGACTGTACCAGAGTGCCCAAAACGATTCCCAAACCCACAGGCCCAACCTGTACGGTTGCCAATCTTGACCAGGTTCCAGAAACAGCAACAAATCTGACAATGGAGTGTTATAAGAAAATATGGGCGGATTCTGGTTGTACCACTGAACCACCAACCACTAATTCAGTAGAATGGCTCAAGACTCAAACTAAGGAATCCTTAGTCAGAGATTCTAAACTGTGGGCTACCTTATCAGATGAAACACATAAGAAAGGTTGCTACGGCATTATTGCAGCTAAAGCACCAGGTACTGGTCGTTATATTCAAATTAAGCTCCCTGTTGTCGGTGTTCTAAACCTAGCAGAGATACAAGTCTTTTCAACCGATGGTAAGACTGATTTGGCACGTAATAAACTAGTTACGCAAAGTAGTGTCTTAGATGCGGTGAATTATCCTGCTAGTAATTTGGTGGATGGCAATCTGGCTAATTTTGCTCATACCAATGATAAGGATCCAGCCTGGATGAAGATTGATTTAGGAGAGGATTATCCGATTACTAAGATAGTGGTTTATAACCGTGTGGATTGTTGTCAGGACAGAATTCACGGGGCATTTGTTTCGGTGACTGATTCTAATTATAACCAGACATACGTTTCTGATGCCATTAATTTTAACAATGGAATTGGTAACACCGCTTATGTATTGCAACCACCAAATAAGGCAATTAGTTATTTTGTGAATCAAGACCTAGTACCTGTCCCTACAGGTCAGACCTGTACCCAAGCTAATTTTGATAAGGTACCCGAGACCGCAACCAATCTGAGCGATGAATGTTATCAAAAGATTTGGAACGATGCTGGCTGTACCACAGCAATATGGTGGGATGATAACAGAAGGAAGGCAACTAAGAGTAGTTTAATCACTGATTCTAAACTGTGGGCCACCTTACCTGATCTGGAACATAAGAAAGGGTGTTATGGACTGGCCGCCACCCCATATGGTATTTTAGAGAAAACTGATTATTTACCAGGCGCTTTTAAGAGTGTGGCTGGGACCGTAGATCAATGTAAAGCCGAGTGCAATGCTAACGAAGCATGTCTTGGTTTTGCTCGTGTTGACAATACTTGTTGGCTTAAAGATAAGACCAGTGGTACCCGAACTCCAAGTGATCCAGTGACATTTTACTACAAAGGTGAAAAACCACCTCCAACCACCTATGGTATCATAGAGAAGATGGATTACTTACCAGGATATACTAAAAATGTCAATGGGACATTAGAGCAATGCCAGACTGAATGCGATACGAGTGAGGAGTGTCTTGGTTTTGCTCGTGTTGGCAATGATTGTTGGCTCAAAGACCAGAAGAGTAATACGCGAGCACCCAATGATCAAGTGACCTTTTATTATAAAGGAGCCGTTCCACCACCTATTCAGCCGCAGACTTATCAGAAATTAGAAGCCACTGATTATGCAGGGGAAGGAGATATTAAAGATATTGATGGTGATGTGGCAACGTGTCAAAAGGAATGTGATAAGATACCTAGTTGCCGAGGTTTCATCAGATGGGACACCCGTAATCATTGTTGGTTAAAGAATGCCCTTGCCAAAACACCAAGTTATAATAAAGACTTGACATATTATTATACTGGAACCGCACCATCTGCTGCTGCTAAGATTCCAGCATTGGCTCCAGGTACTGGTCGTTATATTCAAATCGAATTACAAGCTATCGGGCCTCTTCATCCAGCGGAAGTCCAAGTCTTTTCGACCGATGGTGAGACCAATTTGGCACTCAATAAACCAGTCAAACAATCCAGTTTCTATGATGCTACTAGGTTCCCAGCCAGTAATCTAGTGGATGGAAACTTGTCTAATTTTGCTCATACCAGTGGTGCTGATAAGGGATGGATGCAGATTGATTTAGGAGCTGATTATCCTATTACCAAGATTGTTGTTTATAACCGTGTCGATGGTTCCCAAAATAGAATCAATGGTGTCTTTGTATCAGTGATTGATTCAAATAACAATCCAACCTTTATCTCAGAGGCTATTAACTTCAATAATGAAATTGGTAATTCGGCTTATGTTATTCAACCACCCAATAAGGAAATAGCTTATTTTGCCAACCAGAGTCTGACTGTTGAACCATTGATTAAATATAACTGGGTCTGTGCTCCAGGTTTTGATTATCCTGTTAGTTTGAATGAAAGTGGTGATGTCCAATGTATGTCAGCTGATGCACATGGTTGTATCCCTGGTGGGTGTGCGGTGAATCTTCAGAGTCCTCCAGTTCCAGTGAAGCCACTGGTCTGTGGAGAGATGCACAATTCTATTTACGGTAGTCCTGGTTATGAAAACCCAGCTCATTGGTGTAATACAGTTCAACCTGCGGTTAAGGGTACCATTAAGAAATGGGCTAAATGTGTGGCCAGTGATGAATGTGCTGGTGCGGACGATTATTGCCGTGTTGGAGACCAGCGATGCTTAAGTGATGCGGATTGTACACAAGCCAATACTATTGATAAAACTAATCGTGATTGTACTAGATTACCTAAGAAAACAGCTATCACTGCACCAGCACCAGGGCCAGCTCGTGTTTACAAGATACTACCGAAGACTAATTATGCATCACAAGGTGACATTAAGGAAATGGATGGTGATATTAACACATGTAAGAGTGCATGTGATCAGACACAGAATTGTAAGGGATTTGTGGTCCAAAATAACAAACATTGTTGGTTGAAAGATGATACTACCAAGACACCTACTTTTGTTAATGATATGGCATACTATTACACAGGTGAGGCTCCCTCAGCCGCAGGAGTAGCGCCACCAGGAACAGGTCGTTATCTTAAGATTGAACTTCCAGTGGTCGGACCTCTAAATCTGGCAGAGGTTCAGGTCTTCTCAACAGATGGTCAGACTAATATTGCACTTAATAAGACAGTGACACAAAGTAGCGTCTACGATGAGCGGCAGTTCCCACCAAGTAATTTAGTGGATGGAAATCCTAACAATTTTGTTCATAGTACTGGTCAGGATCAAGCGTGGGTCCAGATTGATTTAGGTAACGACTATCCCATTACTAAAGTGGTGATTTATAATCGTGTGGATTGTTGTCAAGACCGAATTAATGGAGCGGTTGTTGGTATTATTGATTCTAATATGAACACGACATATGTTTCTGAAGCTATTGATATTAATAATCCAATTGGTAATATGGCATATGTCGTACAACCACCCAATAAAGCCATTGCGTATTTTGATAATCAAAGTCTAACCGTTAAACCAACCGTTAAGTATGATTGGAAGTGTGTTACTGGAATTGATACACCAGTTGGTTTTGATGCATCGGATAAGGTTCAGTGTATGTCTCTTAACGCGACTGATTGTCTGTGGGGAACTGGATGTATGGATAAGGTGGCCAACCCTCCTGCTAATCTGAAACCCTTAGTGTGTGCTGGAAACGAGACCTCAGGTTGGTGTTATACTGCTAAGAAAGAATTAAATAAGCAGAGATGGGTCTGTGCTCCTGGAGTTAATTTCCCAGTCAATTTGAGTGCAACTGGTGAAGTTGAATGTATGTCGGCAGATGGGCGTGGTTGTATCCCTGGTGATTGTCAAACGAATCTAAAGACCCCACCCAATCCAAATACGCCATTGATTTGTGGACCCATGCATCGGCAACTTTATGGTCGTACAGGTTATGATATACCAGGCCATTGGTGTAATACATCTAAGCCTTACTTAGGAGTATAATTTTTCCATAAACTTAAAATAATATGAGCATAAATTTAACAATTTATAAATTTAAATTTAACAATTTGATTCAATCAAATTGTTAAATTTTAAAAAATTACATTTTAATTGTTTGACCAAAGAACCTTTAGATTTATGGTGTATTGAAAGGTGCCGCATTGTTGATGGTTCCCAACTTATCTGCTTGATAATGAATATCCATTGTGAAAGCGAAAAGATTGACCGAATTAACAATGTTATCAGTATATGTTTGTACTGTGGTCCCAGTTGTTCGTGATAATTTAACAAAAATCAACGAATCTACATCTAGGTTAACTGTATCGATATAGTATGTACCCCCTCCTGGTTGGGCAAAGAGGACTTCTGTTACAATGTGTCTATACTGGTCGGTTGCACCTTGAAATACATAAGTAATAACAGGTCCAGTTATATCCGTTGCAAATGTACTACCACGTTTAGCATAATTACTTTCAACGTTCCACACGACTCTACCTGTTTCATTAGCGGCATTTGTGCTATGATGTAAATGTATGTACATTGGTGTACCAATTGCCCAATCATGATTGATATGGAACATAAAAAATAGTTCAGTTGTCCCAACATTACGACACGAATAAGCGAATTGTACCCCCTTATATAAAGTGAAATTTGGATCATTACTAGCATTTTTGAGTGTTACTGGACTCAATAAATCTTTCCATACTAGTGCTTGATTTTGATTAACCCAGGCACCAGTGCCATAAATCAATGCTTCACCATATGATGGTGAGGATATATTTGCAGTAAAACCTGCACCAGGTCCAGTAGGTCCAGTTGGACCAGTAGGTCCAGTTGACCCCGTGAAACCACCAGGTCCAGTTGGACCAGTTGACCCAGTGAAACCACCAGGTCCAGTTGGACCAGTAGGTCCCGTATTTCCAGTTGACCCGATGTCTCCTGTAGGTCCAGTTGATCCAGTTGACCCAGTGAAACCACCTGGTCCAGTTGGACCAGTAGGTCCAGTTGATCCAGTTGACCCGATGTCTCCTGTAGGTCCAGTTGATCCGATGTCTCCTGTAGGTCCAGTTGATCCAGTTGATCCAGTTGACCCGATGTCTCCTGTAGGTCCAGTTGATCCAGTTGACCCGATGTCTCCTGTAGGTCCAGTTGATCCAGTTGATCCAGTTGATCCAGTTGATCCAGTTGACCCGATGTCACCTGTAGGTCCAGTTGATCCAGTTGACCCGATGTCACCTGTAGGTCCTGTTGGTCCAGTT